ATGCCCCGTGCCGTGCCGAGAAGGCCGCTGCACGCAGGAGCGGTGGCTGACACCGGGTGTGAAAGTGATCGACACCGCGAGCTTCTTTGGGACGTCGGCCATGAGATTCCCACCACGCTGTTGCCGTCGCTGCTGACCGCCACGCTCGGCGCGATCGAAGGCGTCTCGGACGCTCTGGCTGGCGCGGTCCGTTTCGGCGGCGGCGTGCTCACCGGCGTCCCGGCCCGCCGCCGCAAGGTCGCCGTCGGCGACTACGCCGCCAACGCCGTCCTGGGCGCTGCGACCGCCGGGGCTACCGCGGCCCAGCTGTTCACTCGGGAGACGGGAGCGGTGTTCACTCAGCGGACGTTCGCTCTGTTCACTCAGGAAACGCCCGGACTTTCGTTCAGAGCCTGGGCAGGTGGTCCGCTCAGAGCTTGAACGGCCTGGCGATGTTCTGGGCAGGGAGCAGGGCAACGGTGTGTGCCGCTTGGGATGGTCGCCTACACCCGGCTCGTCCCGATTCTGCTGCCCGTCGACAGGCTTACGGAGGACGTACCCGCCGCACCTTGAGCGACGGCCCAAAACCACCAGCACCCCTGCCGCGCGGCGCGGTCTTCCTGCCCAGCGAGGTACCTCGCGCGAGCCTACAAACGGAGCGCCTCTCCCGCGCCCGCTGGCCCCGGCGCGCCTCAAGGACGAAGCCGGGCAGTCACCCCCCTTCGCGGTCGACGCCAGCGCGAACTGACGCTTTGCGTATGCGACTTCACCACTCCGACGCCCGCAAGTGGCGCATGTCATAGAAAATGCGTCTCACTATTCGAGGCGATCGGGTGACGCGCCATCAGAATTTGCCCTTCGCATGCCTTCTGGTGGCGCATTGGTGCAACTTAGGGCGCGCGGAGGGCACGCCGCCCCCAAATTGGTCTAGACAACAAGCAAACCCCAGGCCGCTGACCTGGGGTTTTTCTCAAGAGCGGGTGACGAGAATCGAACTCGCGCTCTCAGCTTGGGAAGCTGATGTTCTACCATTAAACTACACCCGCGTAAGACGGACGGGACGACTCCGAGGAGTCGAAGTCCGAACGCTCGCTCACTCTACCTCATCGCAGACCCCCGGTGCTCGGACCGTGGGGTCCGGGTGCGTTGGGGGTGGGGTGGAAGGGTGGGATCCCCGTGCGGGGGGCGCGAGTTGGGGCGTACCGTGGAGGGGTGGGAGAGGGTCCGGGTGAGGCCGGAGCGCCGCCTGGAGAGTCGTCTCTTTGATCCCGTAATGTGGCTTTTGTCGTCAGGGTAGTAAGCCGGACGCGGCTCTTGGGGAAGGGACTTGAGGGACTTGATGGAACGCACCGTCGTTCGTTGTGCGGACGGGCACGTCTTCGGCACCGCTTCGTTCCCGATGCAGCAGGCCGAGCGGCTCGGCCCCGGCCGGCTCGTGAGGTGTCCGCGGTGTGCCCGGCTCCGCAGTGTGGTGCCGGTCGCCCTGCAGAAGCGGTAGTGCCGCAGAAGCGGTAGTGCTGCACAAGCGGTAGCGGGCTGGGCCGCTGCAAGATCGAAAGGCGCGCGGAGTCGTCACGATTGTCATGGCTCCGCGCGCCTTGCGTATCCTCGGGACGTGCTTCTCTCAGACAAGGACATCCGGGCCGAGATCGACGCCGGGCGGGTGCGTATCGATCCCTACGACGAATCCATGGTGCAGCCGTCGAGCATCGATGTGCGGCTGGACCGCTTTTTCCGGGTGTTCGAGAATCACCGGTACCCCCACATCGACCCCTCCGTCGAGCAGGCCGACCTCACGCGGCTGGTCGAGCCCGAGGGGGACGAGCCGTTCATCCTGCATCCCGGGGAGTTCGTGCTCGCGAGCACGTACGAGGTCATCTCGCTGCCTGACGATCTTGCCTCCCGGCTCGAGGGCAAGAGTTCGCTGGGGCGGCTCGGGCTCGTGACGCACTCCACCGCCGGGTTCATCGACCCGGGGTTCAGCGGTCACGTGACCCTGGAGCTGTCCAACCTCGCCACCCTGCCGATCAAGCTCTGGCCCGGCATGAAGATCGGCCAGCTGTGCATGTTCCGGCTCAGCTCCCCCGCCGAGTTCCCGTACGGCAGTGAGCGCTACGGCTCCCGGTACCAGGGGCAGCGCGGGCCGACCGCCTCGCGGTCCTTCCAGAACTTCCATCGGACCCAGGTGTGAGGGCGGCCACGACATGAGTGACGTGCGGGAGAACCTGACCTACGAGCGGTTCGGCGCCGCCATCCGCGAGCTGGCGCAGACCATCGCCGACGACGGGTACGAGCCGGACATCGTGCTGAGCATCGCGCGCGGGGGCGTCTTCGTCGCCGGCGGGCTCGCCTACGCCCTCGACTGCAAGAACATCCATCTGGTGAACGTGGAGTTTCGTCTAGCTGCCTGATACCACGAGGCTCTGACCTGGGCAAACGTGCTGGTCAGGGCTCTGGGGCACTACTCGTTCGTACCCGTTCGATGTAGGGCAGACGCGTTGCTCTGCTGAGTTCTTGCTGAGTCCGTGTGAGGCGCCGGCCCCACGGAAGCGGAACCTGACGAGCCAGGCCGGAAACAAAAAAGAAGGGCCCGACCCCGTAGCAGGGGGCCGGGCCTTCTGTCTCCCCGCCGAGGCGGGGCCAACTACTGTCCGAGACGAAAACACGGACCATACCCGCCTGGGCGGGTGCTGCTTCGTTTCGATCCACCAGCCCTCGCGGGCTGACTCGGCAAGGAGTGTGTACCGAAGTCTCAGTGACCCTGTAGCCGAGCACTCGACCGAGAGACTTGCTAAACGATCTTTAGAGGAAGCTCCCCCTACTGATCCACAATGGGGCTCGGTCGAGCGATGACTACTCTGCCACGGCCCACTGACAGCCCGCTACCGACTCCGGATTATCCGCCGCAGCTCCACCCAGGGGGAGTGCTGGCCGTTCAGGTGATCGAGGCAGGCGCCGGCCTTGTGCTCCGGACTGTCGGGCGAGAGGCGGGGCGCTGACGGCTTGCCGCATCGGTAGCCATAGGTCCACTGCCCAGTCAGCTCGTCCTCGCGGCCGACCGTGTAGCTACAGGTGCTTTGCATGGTCAAAACGGGTTTTTCCTCGTGAATCAGCCATCAGGTAACTATGTAGACATTACAAGCATAGGGGACACGCGTAGATTCCCGGCGCGAAGCGCCCGCGAGACTCGCGTTCGTCCCCGTCCGCGGGGACTCCGTGTGCATGACCACTTGACCGAGGCCCGACTGATCATGTTACGGTCCCTCACAGCCGCAAGTTTTGCGGCAAGGAACGACCCCGCGACTGCGCCAACAGTCCGGGGTCACGGCACCGAAGAGTAGGTCTTCGAATGCAGGTCAAGCGTACCAAGCACCAGTCTGGCTATGTCCAGATCCCCAACACGATCGCACGGCACGGCAGCCTCTCTCTTGAGGCCGTGGGCCTGCTGACGCGTCTCCTCTCCCTGCCTAACGGCGCCGGGGCCACGGTCGAGAAGATCGCTGCCCAGGTCTCCAATGGCCGGCGCTCTGTCTCTCGTGCCATGTCCGAGCTGATCGAGGCTGGCTACGTCAAGCGCTCCAAGCTCCAGGACCCCGAGACTGGCCGCTGGGTCACCATCACCGCCGTCATGGACACCCCGGACGCGGTCTTCGACATCACCACCCTCAAGGACTCTCCGACTGGCCGCATCCCGACGGTCGGTGTAGCGACTGGTCGGGCCGTCGGCGGCTCTCCCATAGGGAGTAAGACGGAAGAAGAGAAAGACACCACCCCCACCCCCGTGCAGGCCGCTGAGGAAGCGGCTCCGCAGGCGCCTGAGAGCGCCGAGAAGGGTGGGGAGGGGGAATCCACCTTCCTCCACAAGATCGGCCGCGAGATGGCCAAGGAAGCGCGTCGCGTCCTTGAGCGGCTGAGCCTGCACAAGGCACTGCCTCTCTCCGACCAGGAGATTGACCGCCTGGCCCCGAAGGTCGTGCCGTGGCTGCGTGAGGCGTACACCAACGACGAGATCCTTCAGTGCCTCACCGCGGGCCTGCCTGACCAGATCGACTCTGTTCCGGGTCTGATCGTTCACCGGCTGCGGACCTTCACCCCCGTGAGGTCCGTCCAGCTCGCCCCTCAGAAGCCCTCCCAGCCCGTCAAGCGGGTCTACTGCGAGGTCTGCGAGGCCACTTTCCCTCTCGGCCACCCTGGCGGCACCTGCCGCACCTGCAAGGCCGAAATGGACCGCGCAGCCGCCCGATTCGGCGCTGCTGCCTGACATAGCCCCCGGCCGCAATCCGCGGCCGACTGCCAAAACCACGCACTCAACCGAAGGGGACAGTTGTGTCCGCTGTGAGTATCGACCTGCCCTGGTACGCCAAGCTGGTGTTCCGCTGGGGCCGACCCGTGGTCCTTCTGGCCGCCCTGATCATGTCCATCCCCGGCGAGATCCACCTTGCTGAGGTGGCCGGGTGGGGCCGCTTCAACTTCGGCCTCTGCACCTTCAACGTGGCCACCCTCATGCCGGTCTGCGTGTCCGTCTACGCGGCCTGCTCGGCGGTCATCGCTGATGTGGCCAAGCGTCGGAACCTGCCGAGCCGGAAGAGTGCCCTCGTGGGCGCTGGGGCCGCTCTCCTTTTGGCCCTGGCGGCTCAGGACGTGTCCCACCTGATCGAGCAGGACTACATGAATTCGTCCGCCCTGCTGGTCAAGCTCGTATCCGCCGTGCCGCCTCTGGTTGTGGCCCACATGCTTCACATGGCCGCTGCCCCGGAGCAGACGGCCTCTGTGGTCGAGGTGGACGAGCCCGAGCTGGACGAGGACCAGGACGTGACCGAGAAGCCTCGGAAGCGCAGGCCCGGCCGTCCGGGACTTGACCCGGCCGAGGTCGAAAAGGCCATCGAGAAGCTGAATGCGGCCGGGAAGAAGGTGACCGCCGAGAACCTGGGTTCTGTCCTCAACCGGTCGGCCAGGACCGCCCGCCGCTATCTGTCCGACGTGAAGAAGGCCGAGGCTGCGGCCACGAAGGCGGCCACGAAGGCGGCCGAGCAGTCGGCGGCCGGCATGCTGCCTCTGGGCATCTGACCAGGCCGGAAAAGCAGAAGCCCCCCGCAGGATGAGTGCGGGGGGTCTCTGGCCTCTAAGGGCAAGGTCGAGCTTATTTCATTCCTTCTCAGACCTGGGCGTCCTTGGTCATGCCGACGAAGGCGGACCAGGCGTCCACAGAGACCGTGAGGTGCCGGCGCTCGGGCGCCTTGCTGTCACGGACGGGGACGACGCCTTCGGAGGCGACGAGGCAGGCGGCGACCTCAACGCAGTCGCCACCGTTGTTGCTGTAGGAGGACTTGAACCAGCGGAGAGAGTCGGTCGTCGTCACGGGGTGCCCCTTCGAAGCTCTTCGATCATGGCCACAGATGCCGCCTGAGATAGCGATTCGGCCTGTAGCTGATGGTAGGCCGTAAGCATCGGAAGGACAGCAGCGGTTTCGCGCTCCACGTACCCCTGAGCTTGCGACTCCGCGTAGCTAACCATCGATCTGTCCGCAAGGGTCAGGATGTTGACAGGGAGATCGAAGGGTCGTCGCTCGCCTATCTCGAAGGGTGCGACCTGGAGCACGGTCGTAGGCCGGCGCGCGAAGTCGACCAGCCGGTCAAGCTGTCCGTCCATCACCTTGTCGCCGCCCACAGGGCGCCGGATGCAGCTCTCATCCATGACCACGAGCACCAGCGGGGGGCGTGTCCGCTCCAGTGCCTCTTGCCGCTCCATCAGGTAGGAGACTCGTTCCGCGGCCTGTTCAGCTGTGATGGCGCCCCGCTGCACGGCGCTGTCAGCGAGCACCTGGGCGTACTCCGGTGTCTGAAGGAGGCCGGGGACGATGCCGACCTGGAACAGCCGCAGCTCGACCGCACGGGCCTCGTAGCCCACGTACTCGGGGAAGCCCTCCTTCATGGCGCCGTGGGTGATCTCGCGGAACTTTCGCTCGAAGTGGTCTCCGGTGCCCAACGCACGGTCAGCACTTCGCGAGAACCGCAAAGTTGGAACCTTGAGACCAGTTTCAACGGACGAAATATGCGAGGTGGAATATTCCATCTGCTCAGCAAGATCAGACTGCTTCCAGCCCCTCTGCTCCCTGTGCCTGCGCAGTTCGGCGCCGTACGCCGCCTGCGGGCTGCTCTCGGGGTTGAGGTCCTTCCGGTTGGCCACCCTCACACCAACTTCTCTGCCGTATCTGGAAACTTGAAGGGCCTCTGACTCTAAGCCACGCTGAACTCCCCCGGTAGTGGCAGCACTACGGAGAGGAGTGGGCCATGCCTGCTTGGCAGGTGGCCCCCGCTCTGGCTGACGACGAGAAGGGCCGCACGATGCTTCCCCACAGCAGAGACGACGATCCGCCGGCGAGCCTGGTCCTTGAGGTCCAGGAGGTCACCGCGGCCCTGGCCGGGGTCCTGGACGAGGCTGCCATCAAGCTCCCGCAGTTTGCGGCCCTCAAGGGCACCGCGGAGTCCCGTGACTGGGTTGTGCGCCTGGGCGACTGCAACGTGCGCCAGGGCCTCGCTCTGTACCACCTGCTGAAGGACGGGCTGACCCTTCGGCAGAAGTACCCGGAGGAGGCCATCAATGCCCGCTCCTAGAGCTGAGGACGCCTGCGCTCACCTCACGAAGGCGCTCCTGGGCGCCGGCATCATCCTTGACGTAGGGATCGACCCCATGGGCCACTGCCTGAACGTCATGGGTCTGACCTTCGAGTGCGCCGAGGAGCTGGCCCTTCGCATCGAGGCCGGCACCGAAGCGCGGGTGATCCACGTATGAAGTCCCGGAGGCACTTACGGGCCTGGAAGATGACCTCTGACGGCCCCTTCTGGGGCGGCCTGCTCCTGTTCGTCGTCTGGGGCTCGTGCGTGATGGTGCTCGTGGCTGCCATGGCGCAGCGGCACTCCTAAAACGCCGCTCCACCGGCTGACGTATCGATGGTTTCTCCCATGCCAACTCATCGAAATCCCTGGTGGAGCGGTTTTACCGGCCCCGGTCGTCTCCTCCCCCCGTGGGGGATGGCCGGGGCCTCTCCATGTCCTGATTTGAGGCTCAAATGACGTTCCGGTGCACCAGCACGGCTGAACTGAACGACTTCGCCCACCGTTGGTCTCAGAAAATCAGATCCCGTGCCGAGGTAATCGACTGGGCAGCATACGAAAGCCCGCTCCAATGTCTCTTGGAGGATGTAGAGCACGAGTTTCATGCCACTTTCCTGCGTACAGGCTCAACAATGACCAAGGACGTATACCTCTGCTGGTTCGACAGGCATCAGCAGTGGGTTATGGACGTAGAGGTCTGCCTGAAGAGGAAAGAAACCCTGGGCTCTGGTTGCACTCTATTCAAAGATCACCCAGGTAAGTGTGAATGGGCCTATGTGGACCCTCCAATAGTGGCTGCTCTAGCTCAAGCAGATCAGCTACTGCTGCCTATCAGCACTGAAGAGGTGTGGAGGTCTCTGATGGAGCCATGAGACTTGCGACCGCGGTTGGGGGTGTATAAACCCAACCGCCTACACTATAGACGTCGGTGTCATTCGACACGTTTCGGGACAGAAACCCCTCAAAGTGTGGCTCAGCTCACGCTCTGGGGGGTTATTTCTTTCCTTCCAGACAGCCCTACGACCGGTCGACAGAGGGCAGGCCGGCGCCTGCGTGGCCGCTAAATGGGCTGAAACGGGTTTTGGATGGGAAGGAAATGGTTTGGGGGCAAATCTTTAAACCCGTACACGCACGAAGGAAGGCACCCCCGGTGGGTCCTTTCCTATTGAAATAGAGTATTACCCCCCTTTGCATTCAATTGAGGAAAGATTTAATTGCTTTTCTGTGTCACGGGGAGATAACGCATGCGTCACGGGGAAATTAATTCCAACCGTTAGGCAGTCTAATTAGGTGTGTGCGAACGCGAAGACTTAGGCTGTCTAACCATCCTCAGGATGCCTGTTTATGTCCCTTTTCTATGCATAATCTTGTGACCGGCGTCACAGGGAATATGGGACATTACAGGACATAAATACAGACATTCGAGGCATATTTAATTCCCTCGATTTCTTGCCACTGTGACGAACTGATAGTCTTTGGTTGTCGGAAAGGGAAAGGCACTAACTCCCCGAACGGCCCGCCCGCTAAGCGGGGTAGGGGCCGATGGGTTGAGGCCGGACTAACCGATAGCGATACGACTAGGGCCGTCAAGGCTCTAATAGGTGTGCCCAAAAATGGGTGCACTACCTACTAGCAGGATCGGAGTAAGGCAGTGAATACCGCACGCGGGCCATAGGCCCTTATCTGGCGACGCGGCCCTAGGGCCGTGGACTCTAGATGCCCCCGAAGCACACCGCGCCCGTGATGGGCAGCGGGCAGGATGGCTACACCCCATAGCCGGAGGACTATCCACCCTCCATATGGCGCGCGTCGGCAGATGCGCGGGGTCCAGGCGCCTGCCCGTGGTGTGGGAGAAGAGAAATAGGGGTGTCCGTAGGAAGTAAGCACGCGCGAGAGAGCGGCAGCTCTCAAGGCCCGGGAGGCCCGCGCGGGATGAAGCTGAACCCTGCGGGCGAAGATCCATCTAATCCACGGTTCCGAAGGTTGCAGATAGCACACCCCCGCGTAGTCGCCCGGGGGTACTGAGTCATGCCCGCGCACTTTGGCAGGTGCGCGGGCGACGCGCCCGACACGGTGGCCGTTGTGGTCAGTGTGTCGGGTGCGTGACTGCGTTTCACCTTGATTGAATTAATTCCTTGTTGACTGATTGTTGAACGTATCGGAGGTACTGCTATGGGTGCTCGAAGGAACGCCGCTAAGCGCGCTGCTAAGCGTGCCGCTGCCGAAGAACTCCGCATTGCCTCTGACATTCACCGCACGATCCTGGCCACGGACAGACGGCGTCAGGTAGCCAATCTGAGGGTGCCCGGCGCCCACTACGGCGCCCCTACGCCTGATGAAGTGGAGAAGCGCCAGATCGCCTACGTCAACGGCAAGGGGACGGCTGTCGAGATCACGCCCGAGAACGCGGCAAAGGTCTCTCGATACGCGACCGGTCGCCCGGCCAAGAGGCACACCACAAGCCTCTCCGTGGACAGCTCTCCGAGCGTCATCGCGACCGTGCCGACGGGTGAGGAGTCTCGGCGTATGCGTGACATCCGGGCCCGTGACGTGATCCGCACCAACGCTGTGAGCCTGCCCGTCACGCCCAAGCCGGTGGACACGCGTGTGCGCCCCTGGGCAATCGGCGCATAGCCCAAAACTTGCGACTGTGATACACAGAAACTTGCGACTGTGAGGAGTCTCCACATGAACGTCCGCCGTGCCATCGGTGCCGCCTGCCTGGCCGTCGTCGCCCTGCTGGGCGCCGCTGCCTACTCGCCCGAGCCCGAGCACACGTCCGTGTCCCAGTTCAACCAGGGCTTCGCGGACTCGAAGCAGGACGACTGCGAGCAGGGATTCCAGCCCGCCTGTGACTGGCTCGCCCACAACCACTGACCACACCCAGGAGACCTCTCATGCACATCTGCACGCGCTACCTCGCCCGTGTCCCGAAGCACGCACGTAAGAGCCCGAAGGCCCCGTTCATCTTGCTGGAGCACTTCAGGCGCAACCGTCAGGACTTCCGCAAGGGCTTCGCCTTCTACGGCCTGTCTCGTGTCTGGAGACGTGAGCGGACGACTCCGCGCCTGCTGCCCATCGTGGCGCCCGAGCCCGAGCCGGCGCCCATGGACGGCTACGGCTCCCGCTACCCGTCCCCTGCACTCGACATGAGCCGCCCCATGTCGTCCACCCCGCTCGACCTGATCTGAGAGGCAATCCCATGGTCATCAGCAACGACAACGCTTACGCGGCTTTCCGTGACAGCAACGGCAACCAGGAATGGGAGCACTGGAAGGGTGCGGCTGAGATCACCCGCAGGACCCAGCCCGTTGTACGAGGCACCCGCTCTCTCGGCGGAGGTCTGATCCCGCTCAAGAACGCCTTCCACCTGTACCGCTGACACGTAACGGGTCCTATGGCGCCCTTCGGGGCGCTGTGGAATCCGGTACGCGTCCATGCAATGCCGGTGGAATGAAAGGGCCGTAATGGCTCAGACAATTGACGCGGTGGCGATTCGTCGCCACCTGGAGCACAAGACCACGCAGGAGTTGTGCGACGACTTCGAGCACTTGGCGAAGTCTAAGCGCCGTATGCCGTGGGCGGAGCAGGCCATCATGGACGCGCTCTTCGAGCGCAACGCGGTGGCGGCCCTGGAATGGATGCTCAACAGCGGAAGCCTCTTCGGCCCCGCCATGCCGCACCGTTACTTCGGCCTGGTCTAGTACCTGACCCGCACAAAATGAAAGGCCCGGACAGTAGCAGTGTCCGGGCCTTTCGTGTCCCAGCGAACACGAAAGGCTCACACGTAATGACGCTCGCCTACTCCGAGATGTCCTGGCACCAGCAGCAGGCTTTCAAGCGCGGCGCCGCCGCGATCATCAGCGGCAAGCCGGACGTGCAGCACGGTCATCGAAACTGTGACTGCTGCGGGAGCTTTGAGTTCGGCCCGCTCGATGACTCGTACTTCAAGTGCTCGGACTGTGTGGACACCAACTGTGACCCCGCGCAGACGTGGCACTGCTTCACGGGCGACTGCGATGGGTCCGGCTGTGGTTACTACGGCGCGTGCCGTCTGCGGTGGGACTACGAGGCCGAGTTCGTCTACGAGCCCGAGGACCGGCCCGGCCTGAAATTCGAGATCGCTGCCATGGGCGGCGGCACGGTCGGTGAGGCGTACGCGGACAACGGTTGGTGGTACCGCGTGCTCCGCGACGACGAGCCGTTCTACGCGGGCAAGGACCTCTGCTCGGGTGGCATCCCGCAGACGCACGAGGAGATGGCTCGCGTCCTCGTGGACTGCCTTGAAGCCGCTCACGTCGTCCCCGAGCTGGTGTGACGTGATTGGTCCTCGCTTCGGCCATACGGGAAAGGTCAAGTACCAGTACGGCCACGCCTATTACCACTTCCGTCAGATCGGGGCGCACGTCTACCGATTCGGCAGGTTCACGTACTGGATTGACGGACGAGTCGAGATCACTCGGGAAAGGGTCGGTTAGCGCGTCTGGATTGGGTGAGGCACCTCGGCCGGCGTCGAGGTGCAGCCCCCTGTCTGTGTGCCCTCACAGGCCCGTAATTCATCGGAAGGAAGCCATGCCCAAGCACAAGCGTCCCCGCGGATTCCGTCCGCTCCACGCCATCCACTCGCCCAAGTCGCTGGTGCGTAAGGCGGAGGGGTGGACGGTCGCGGGTGACAAGAAGGCCATGCACCTGATCCACCGCATTCTGAAGGGAATCTGAGCATGCTCGACACCAGCCCGATGCAGGACAACAGCGAAGACGCATACATCGACTCCGTGTTGTACGCGGACCAGTCGGACCCCAACTTCCCGGCCTACGGGGCGAACGGGTTCGGTCGAGCGTGGTACGTCGTCACGGCCTCGCTCAACGGCAAGGAAACCGAGGTGTACGACGGCCAGGACTACGACCGCGCGGAGCGCGAGGCCATAGCCGCGTACGAGCGATTCCACGGCAAGGCTTACGTGTCCGTGGACACCGACGGTGGCTCGTGGAAGTACGTGTTCTGCCTGCCCCGCGAGCGCTTCAAGGACGCGAAGCCGAAGGTGATCGACTGCGGATTCTGCATCGACCCGCGATGCGGTGAGATCAATCCGCTTGAGTGCTGGTGCTTCTACTCCATGACGCCCGAAGAAGTCGCGCGTTACAAGACCTACTACTAGGAGAGACATGGGCTCGTACCGGCCTATGAGGCACGTCATCAACCGCACCCTCTTCGAGTGGTCGGCTCAGAACCAGATAGCCATTTGGTACCCGTGGCAGGAGAAGCACGGGGAGCCCAAACGGCCTCTGTTCTCCGCCACTTATGCCCATGAGAACGCCATGAGCAACTTTGCCTTCGGGAGTACCGAGGAGTTCGCGGCGTTCTGTGAGGCGCACGCGAAAGCCCGCCCGTACCTCATCGAGACGGGGGCTGACGCCGAGACGTGTCAGTCGTGTCTCAAGTCGAGTTGCGGCGAGAAGTACATGCCTTCCATGGCCATCTGCACGCGGTGCTCTCAGTGGCATTACGAGCACCACGGGGAGCACAGCGACGCGTGCTCCAACTTCACGACCGAATACTTCGACGGAGACGACGAAGAGGAAGAGGACGAATGAGCGAGTGGATCACCAGGTACGACGGGCTCTCCAAGCTGGGCCAGGAGAACACGCCCGACTACCGCGGCTACGTGGTCCGGGTGAACGACGGTGAGCCTGCTATCTGGTTCGCCTACGCCTACGACCACGACGACGAGCACACGTTCTGGGTCGGCCAGAGCGACACCGAGGCCGGCGCCCGTGCGCTCCTGGAACGGCTCGTAGCGGACGGCTGGCTCTGCGAGATCTACGTCAACGAGGCCGAAGGCCACTGCACGGGCCAGGCCGTGAAAGTCCGACACACCTGGTACCAGAACAAGCGCAAGCCCCAGGGTGAGCGCCTTCGGACGCTCCTGTGCGAGCGGCACGGCCACGTGCTCTCGGACTGGGAGGAGATGACCGTTCGGGAGTACGTCAACACCTACAACGGTCTCGTGCAGGACGCTCCGATCATCGGTGAGCGGATACCGCCGCAGAAGTAACGACGAGCGCGTTTACCGAGAGGCCCGGACAGTAGCAGTGTCCGGGCCTTTTCCATGGGCGCTCGCCCAATTCCCCGCAATCAACGAAGGGTTCATCATGCGCAAGTTCCTGGCCCGATTCCGTAAGAAGCAGTCCGCGGAGCTGGTGCCGCTCGACGCTCAGTTCGTGGAGGCCCGCCCCATCGAGGGCTGGTCGGCTGCGGACGGAATCGGCATCTACGACACTCACCCGACTCTGAACGGCGCCGAGCGTGTTCGTCCCCTGCTCGGCCTCTACGCGGACGCTCACGACCGTAACGAGCCGCTGGAGACGGTTGCGGCTGACTTCCTGGCGGACCTCTTCCACCTGCTTGAGGAGGAGGGCGAGAGCCCCGAAGCAGTCGTCAGCAGTGCGGAGCTGCACTTCCACGCTGAGCGCGACGCCGAGCCCCTTTTCGCCTGAGAGGAATACCGATGACTCTCACGTTCGAAAAGGTCGAAATCACCATCGGCATGGCCGGTTGCTGGCTCGACGGCCGCTTCGGCTGGCACAACTCCTATCGAGTCGTGCTGAAGGCCGAGGAGTTCGGGTTCGTCGTCCCGGAGGAGTACCGGGACGTGATGGAGAACTACTGCAACAACGGCGACTCCACGTTCTGGAACGAGACGGACGAGATGTGGGAGGCCGTTCACGGTCAGGGCGAACTCGCGGACCAGGCCACCGATTTCCTTCAGGAGCGTGCACCGGAGGGATATCAGTTCGTCTGGGACATGGGTGAACTCACGCTCATGACTGACGAAGAGGCGTCTTACGTCTGAGCGGTTCTTGTTTGGTGGCGGCCGGGAAAGCCCGGCCGTTCGCCACGGGCAACCGACAGAAAGGAATCTCATGTCTCGCAAGTACCCCAAGAAGGTCCGTAAGGAATTCCAGCGGCAGCAGGCCGCCGCTCAGGCGTTCGTGAAGGAGTGGACGAACTCCGGCCTGGCCTCATCCCTGATCGTGGACTACTCGTGCACGCTGACGTGTGGGGAGGCCGAGAAGTACGCGGGCCTCATGAGGGCCTTCAAGTACACGGAGACGGCTGAGGGGATTCTCGCCGACCACGGCGAGGACTGCGACACCCCGCACTATCACGCGCCGCAGGGCGTTTGGACGTTCACCATCGTGGCCGAGGGGCCGGCCGTCGAGGGCATCGAGGACCCGGAATGGGTCATCGTCGCGGACGGCGAGAACGGAGCGGAGGCCGAGTCGCGCGCGGAAGCGTTCCTGCGTCGGCAGCTCGCCCAGAAGTACCCCGGCTACTTCTACGTGACCACTGCCGAGGTCGAGGCGGGCGCTCCCAGCTCTCTTGCCCTCTACGACTGGACCGACATGCGAAAGGCCGCGTGATGGAAACCGCGATTCGTGAACTGATCGAGAAGTACCGGGACGAGATGAAGGACCGGGACGACGAACTCAACCCCTACCGCGACGAGGACGGGGAGGTTCGCACGGAAGACCAGCCCTATTACGACGAGCAGCGAACCGACAACGCCTATGACTCGGAAGTCGATCTGATCGCGCTGCTGGACGAGTTGGAAGAACTCATCACCCCGAAGGAGAGCAAGTAATGACGCGCTGGATCATGACCATGGGTGAGCGGACTCGTCCCGACGTACCGATCTATGCGGAGATGCCGGACCCCAAGGACGCGCGGGCCGTCGCGCTGGTGGACCGGTTTGAGCACCTGTTCACCGTCGTGGAGGAGTGGAGCAAGCTCTACGGCCAGGAATTCACGGTGTGGGCGGAGGAGACGACGGCCGGCCACCTGGAAGACGTTCCCGAGTGGTCGGAGGAGGACGGGCCCTCGATCCGGATGGACCGCCAGAAGGGCGGCTACGTCCTGGTCAGTGACTACCGGTGCGACCGCCGCCAGCTCCCGAAGAACGCCGTGACGGAGGTTCGTACCCAGCTTTCCATCTAGCCGCCTTGACGAGAGGCCCGGACGGTAGCAGCGTCCGGGCCTTTTCCATGGCCGCTAGAGAAAGGAAGCGCGGTGTATCTCACCAATCAGTGGTACGTCGAGGCGGCAGCTGACGCCGTGATTCGCGGAAGCGAGAGCACGGTATTCCTGGACATCCTCACTTCCAGGCTGCACGCCAACATGCCGTATTCGTCCGCCCGTGCATTGGCGGAAGACAAGGTGCAGCGGTGCCTCAAGTCGATGAAGCAGTAGACCTCGAAGACATGGCCGCTTGGGTCCTCCGGCAAACGTGGCTTGGAATGCGCGAGGACGAACCCGGTTGGCAGCGGCGGGAGTTCTTCCCTCAGCTCATCGAGATGTACCAGAGGGAGCGCCCGAAGGAGCTGGAGCGCGAACGCCGTGAGGCCGAACGGCGGGCTCAGCAAAAGGAGTTGGACCGACAGCGCCGAGCTTCCGCAGAAGCGGCGGCGCATCAGGCATGGCTCATGAAAGACATGCGCAAGTGGGGTCCTGAGAACGGCTATTTCGTAGGCACGCGGGGCCGTATCCCGCGAAAAGTCATCGAGGCATACAAGGAGGCAAAGGGACTGTGAGTCACACGCATGTGGCTGTGGGGATGATCCCGAAGGATCTCGCGAACGTGAATGCGGTCGTGGAGTGGACGCCGGGCAATGCCCGGTACGCGGTAACGCTGGTCGACCACGAGGGCCAGGCCCTCGAAGGTCGCGCCTACGACCGTAAGGCGTCCGAGCCCATCGGATACGCCCCCGAGGCCCACGAGCTGGACATGTTCGTCTACATGGCCTTGGGGCTGGACCTCTCTTTCCCGGCCCGCTTCGTGCGCGGCCTCGCGGGCTTCGCCTACTTCGAGTGGTGGAGCCCGGCCGTGATGAGTCGCAAGGACCGAGCGAAGTTCGGAGCTGACAAGTGAGCCTGATGAAGCGGTTCGCCATGGACCTTGACGAGCTGGGCGAGAAGGCCGGCGAGGCGGCGTGGATCGAGGACTCGGACGAACGCTTCGCCGCCATTACGGCGGTGTTCCGCGAATGCGGAGAGCGAGCGAACGCCTACTTCGATAAGCGCTTCGCTGTCCGTCAGCTCGTCCGTGAGTGCGTGAGGGATTTCCAGGCCGAGCGCATCGAAGCCGCATGGGACAAAGAGTTTCATGCGACTGCCGGTAACTGAGTGATGGCTCATGGTGAAAGGTCGAGGCAATTGGTCTCGACCTTTCGCCACGGGCTCTCAATGAGTTCGAAGGCAATGTCTGGAATGTCCTACCATGTTCCATGGTTCAACAAGGGGGCTGGAATGGCTCGGCAGGTCGTTACGACGATCACGTGCGACGGGTGCAAGAAGATCGGGAAGGACGACGTTCCCGCGACGATGGAATTGAAGATCGGAAACGACGAGTACGACCTGTGCGACCCGCACGGGGAGAAGTTCCGGGCCTGGATCTTCGAGGCCCTGGGTGACAACGAGAACGTGGCGCTGAGCGCCTAACAAGGGGAGGGAATTAGATCATGACGACTTTCGAAGAGATGGCATTCGGTCCGCTGGGCGAGGCCGTGAAGGCGGCTATGCCGACGAGCGAGGCGGACCCGATCGGGGTTTGGGCTGCGAGCCTTTCCCTGTACTCCACCGCGATCAGCCGGAACGTGCGGCTCGACAACCGCCGGCCGGTGGTCATCTGGACCGTGCTCGCCGGTCGCAGCGCCATCGGGCGGAAGGGTTACGCGCTGAACACGGCCTCTGCACTGCTGAACAAGCCGCTGGGGAGTTTCCTCTACACCCGCAAGCGGTCCGGTATCGGCAACGGCCCGACCCTGGTCGACACCGTCTCGAAGATGGAGCTGGACTCGTCCGGTGACGGCCGGACGATGATCGTGGAAGAGGAGTGGGCCTCGATCCTGAAGGACCAGAAGCGGTGCTCCAAGTTCTCGACCTACTTCCGGACGGCTTGGGACGGTAAGCCGCTCAGCCACCGCACCAAGACCAAGGGCACTCAGCACGTCGCTCAGCCGCTTCTCGGCTTCCACGCCCACATCACCCCTGGTGAGTGGGCCAAGTACGTGTCCGCCTCCGAGGCTCTGGGAGGCTCGTACAACCGGCTCCTCCCGGTAGCGGTCGAGCGCTCGAAGATGCTGCCCTACAACTCCAAGCCGGAAATCCCCGACACCACGGAACTCGAAGAGGCTTTCAAGTGGGCGATGGACGAGGAGGAGGAGCTTCGCGTCATGCGCTTCAGCGGCGATGCCGGTGAGCGGTACGACGAGATCCGGGCCATCGTGGAAGACCGCATGGCGGAGATGCCCGAGCTGCTGGCCTCGTACATGGAGCGTGCCGCCGAGCAGGTTCACAGAGTCGCCGCGGTGCTCGCCTCCACGGAGAAGACCGAGGTGATCAGCCGAGAGGCCGTAGATGCGGCCTGGGCCTTCGTCTCGTACAGCATGACCAGCACTGAGCGGCTGGTGAAGGACGCGATCACCGGAAGCAGCAACAACCAGGCCGACAAGAGCCCCGAGGACATGATCCGGGACGTGTTGAAGAGGTACGGCGGTGAGGCGAAGTCGAGTGATCTCCTCCGCCCGCTGTGGGGGAAGCTGAACGCGGCCGGGATCAAGGACACCGTGGCCGATATGGATGACGTGCTGGTGGTGCAGGAGAAGACGGGCAAGCGCGGCGCCCCGAGCACCATCTACCGCCTGGTTGAGCCGGGTGTGAAGCGGAACAAGCCCGCGCTGACGGTCGTGCCGGGACATGTGACCCCGAAGCCGAAGGCGGCGCCGGCGCCCGTCCACTCGAACCCGGTCATGAGCCTTCTCCAGTTGTAAGAGACCTATGAGCAAGTACGAAAAGGCACTGTTCGTTCGCCCCTCCAAGCGAGAGGAAATGATCTCCCGGCAACCGTCCCACGCACAGGCGTGGGAGGTCGTTGAGGAGTGGGCGGAAAAGATCGTAGAGCTTGGAATAGCTGACCGGTTCGGTGTTAAGGCGACACCTCTCCCGCGAGGGTTCTGGGGTGTCTACCTGGTCGACCGGTCCATTCCTGATGACGACAGACGCAAGGGGAAGAAGAGATGACGAAGACGCTCCACGTGCCCGGACAGATCCGCCGCCACGTCCTGAAGCAGGGGAAGCCCGACTCCTCCCGTCCCGGCGAGGTGCACCTTTACGCGGCCTGCCAGGAGGGAGCCGCCGAGCTGGAGAGGCAGGGGAGGAACAGCCTCAACAGCATCGACCTGCACCTGACGAACGCCGCCATCGGGGCGGCTCTCGAAATCGCGCGTGACTGGTTGACCAGTGACAACGGGAACAACGTCATGGCGGGGAAGTCGATGCTCAAGTTCGAACTGGAGTACGAGCCGGACGACCCGCGCGAGATCCGGCACGAGATCAAGATGCCGAAGAGCGTCGCCGGACACTTCGCTCCGCAGTACGGAAGCCCCTCCCCGTACAAGAGCGAGTCCGAGATCATCCAGACCGACATGCACCGTATGAGCTGGACGAGCACCGGCGCTCACGGTCGCGTCCGGGCGGAAACGCTGGGCTTCATCCTGCGGAAGATGGACCGGCTGAAGTACCACGACCACAGCGCGGTCGCGAGGGCCGCGAAGAAGTTCCTGGACACCTACACCGAGCAGTACGAGCAGACGCAGCGACTCATCAACGGCTACCTCGGCACCGGTGAGGACCAGGACCAGGAGCCCGAGAAGGTGAGGCGCCTGGTGATCATTCCTTGCAGCGGTAAGAAGTCGGAGGAGCCGGGCCTCATCCCGGCTGAGGAGCGGTACACCGGGAACTACCACGTCGCGTGCCGGATGGCCGCCGAGGTGATGGACGGCCCCACGATGGTCCTCAGTGCCAAGCACGGGCTCATCACGCTGGACGAGGAGATCGAGAACTACAACGTCACCTTCGGGACCGGGACGCGATCACGGCCGCCAATGTGAAGGACCAGGCGGCGGAGCTGGGCCTTCTCGACGCCAAGGTGACCGTCCTCGGCGGAGAGCGGTACGTGAAGGTGGTCCGGGAGGTCTGGCCGGACGCGGAAGCGCCGCTGAAGGGCGGTATCGGGCAGCAGCTCAAGCAGCTCGCCGGTATCTACAGCGGCGAGGCCCTGGCGCTCGATGGACCCGAGGAGTACCACGAGGGTCAGCTCCGTGACATCCCCAGCCTCCCCAGCAGAGGACGCTCCCAGGAGCCGGTGATCTGGTACGGCGGCAAGGCTGGTGTCGCGTACTTCAAGCCTCAGGGCTGGAGGAAGGCCCGCATCACCTACACCGGGGAGGGGAAGTACGACCTGACCGATGCCGTGACGCGGGAGCTGATTCGGACGGGAACCCTTCGCACCCAGCTCTACTGGGCGCCTGTAGACCAGGAGGAGCAGCCGCCCGCGGCTGAGGTCGAGGTGAAGGACCCGTTGCTCGACCTGATTGCCGAGACCACCCCGCCGCCCGGCGGGTACGAGGTGCCGGCCAACTTCCTGGAGCTGGCCGAAGAGGGCAACACGGACCAGGCCAAAGCGTACTGGAAGCGCCGTTGCGAGGAGTACAGAAGGACCGGCAAGTGAAGCCCAGCGAGATGCCCAAGCACCCTCCCCCGAGGCCGGTTCAGGGCAGATACACCAGAGTCACGGCTAAGTGGAACCGTCTCGGCAATAGCGAGAGCTGGGACGAGTCCAGTAAGTAAATGGATCGGCCCCGAACAGTGAAGGTGTTCGGGGCCGTTCTATTTCATCGTACTACGCCAGCAGCACCCAGTAACATACGAAGAACTCAGACGCAGAAGGCAGGAAACAAGCATGGCTCAGAAGACCGTCGTCCTCCTCACCGACGACATCAGCGGCGGCGAGGCTGACGAGACGCTGACGTTCGGGCTGGACGGCAAGACGTACGAGATCGACCTGAATGGGAAGAACGCGAAGAAGCTGCGTGATTCCCTGGCCCTGTACGTCGAGAAGGGCCGTAAGACGGGCGGCAAGTCGGCCGCTGGCCGTGGGCGGGGAGCTGCTGCCAGGAGTGGCAACGAGGACACCGCTGCGATCCGCGCGTGGGCCAAGGAGCAGGGCTACGAGGTCAACGACCGCGGCCGTGTTCCCTCGACCATCCGTGAGGCGTACGCCAAGGCCAACGGCTGATCCGGACCGACCAGGAGGGGACTGGGGTGGACGAGACCGATTCTGAACAGCGCATCCGCTGCCGTTCGTGGGCGCGGGATCTGGCCGAGTACGCCGGTGTCGGACACGTGCCTCTTGTGAAGGTCGAGCCTGACGACGACAAGGGCATGGTGATCACGTACCACTTCGAGCTGCTCCACAAGTTCGAGGTGTGTCAGGTGACCATGGCTCTCGTGCAGCTTGACTTCTCGGCCCACGTCTACAAGCACGTGGACATGTGGCTGACAGTTCAGGTGTCGGTGGACCCTGCGGCGCTGCCGCTGATCGCCCCCTGTACCGAGATCGGACAGGACGAGCTGACGTGATGCCGGACGGCAAGGTCCCGTAAACAAAGAAAGGCCCCCCGGCCGCAGCCGGGGGGCATTGTTTAGACGGACACTGGAAGCGTGAAGATATCGATGACGTGGGGTTCGGACTGGGCTGGGCAAGCTGGGTCGACGCTCCCCACCGTCGATGACTGCTGCCTGGCCCTGCGCAGCTCCGTGCGGCGGAGCCTTCGTTGGATCAGTCCCGCGTGGCGCGGATGCATCATGAAGCGGTCGTGTAGAGAGCTGCGTAACCGGATGGACACCGAGGGGCGCGAAGCCCTGGCGGAAGGAAAGGTCTGGAAGGCGCAGAGCGGACCCATATGGATTCGCCTGGCCCCTGGGTAGTGCAGAAACGAGAAAATGCCCCCGGCCCGGAGGCCGGGGGCATTTCATTATTTCTCTCTCAACCCGAGGTAGACCCCTCTACCTCAGACCTGGGGGGCCGGCGCCTCGGTCGGCGTCGGCTCGGCGGGAGCTGCTTCCGCAGCAGCGGCCTCTTCAGCCTGCTTCTCGTGCAGCTTCTCAAGCTCGGCAAGCGCCAGCTGGCCCGCCTCAGCGAGTGCCCACGCGGTGGCAGTCTTCGCATCCTGCTTGCGCTGAGCGACCTCACCGAGGCCGAGCAGACCAGCGACGACACCAACGAGGGCTTCCCACGGGACGCCAGGCCAACGGGCCGCCAGGACAGGCAGGACGGCCCCGAGGAGACCGATTAGACGTACAGCGTGCTTGGACAGAAAGGACTTCATCTCGACTCCTCAGGGGCTCACATGGAGCCGGTAAGAATGTGAATCAGGAACCACACGGCGAAGCCGGACCAGACGCCTGTGAACAGAGCGCGACCCGGCGCGGTGTGGACGTGGAACCACGACCTGACCCGCTCAGAGAGCGTGTCTCCGTGCTGCTTGCTCGCGAGGGCGCGAGCCTCGAAGGCCGCAAATGCGAGGACCCAACCGCCCCACACCCAATCCGCGGTTGTCACTTGCAGCCCTTAGTGCTCGACGGCTTGGGAGAGGGCTTGGCAGTGGCCTTGTGAGTCGGCTTGGCGGACGCCTTCGGCGTCGCCTTGGCAGTCGGCTTCTTGGAGGCCGAGGGCTTGGCCGGCACGTTGATGGTCTGGCCAGGCTGGATCGAATCCGGGTTCTTCACCTGCGGGTTGGCAGTCAGCAGAGCCGCGAGAGTCACGCCAGCCGCCACAGCGATGGACGTGAGGGTCATACCGCTCTTGACCACGACCTTCTTCAGGCCGGTCGCAGCCTTCGGCTTCGAGGCCGGCGCCGAGGAGACCGGGCCGTCCGCCTTCGCGGCGTAGTGGTAACCGGACTTGCCCTTCAGGGCCGGGTCCGCGGTGGTCACTCCCTCAGCGAACTTGGGCAGGCCGTAGCCGTAGGTGTTCGCGTCGCGCCGAGCGCGCTTCCGCAGATAAACCCCATCGCCTTCGGGCGAGTTGTTGACGTTGGTATTGCCCTCTACCGTGTAGATGTAGGTCGAGTCATAGGCGTAGACGATTCCGGTGTGCGTTCCACCGTTCGGACCGAAAAAGACCTGTGCACCGATCGCGGGATAATCCGAGTAACGGCCCTTGGATCGGAACCAGTCGAGCGCAGTAGCGCAGGACGCGGTACGCGGGAACAGATCGGCGTTACCGGACTTCAGCGCAGCCCAGGAAACAAAGAGGGCACACCACGGGTAGCCGCCTGCACTGACCCAAGCCATGCCCGGTACCTGGTCCGCGTACTTCTCCTTGTTGTTCCAATGGCCCCCGGAGAAGCCTTCCTTGTAACCCTGCTCCGCCTTCGCTACCTTGATTAGCTCTGCGGCACCACTCATGTTGAGACCCCCTTCAGGGCATGAAAAAGGAGGCCGGGCAGGAGCCCGACCTCCGTAGAAGTCAGTTGTCAGATGCGGAGCGCTCTAAGTCGCTCTGGATCAAGGGCAGTTAGAAGCTCGATCAGTCGAGCGTTCTCCTTCTCGATGCGGGCAAGCCGCTCCTTGATCTCGTCAAGGTCTTCCTCAAGGCGATCAGCCCGAGCCTTCTGAGCCTCTGCCTCTTCCTTCCAAACGTTGGTCGTTCCCCTGCGCCAACTGGCGTAGACAACCACCGATGCAGCGCCAAGAGTGCTAAGCAGGGAAACGAGGTTGTCAAGCTGCATTACGCCTCCCTGTACCAGCCCTGAAAAGTGATGACGGTCGAGGCTTGGATCTGCTCGCCCCGCATCTGAATGTCAGTAGGGCCACGAAGCTGATCGATAATTGCCCCTGAACCGCCCGCCAGCATGACAGCGCAGAAGCTCCCGGAAATGGAGCTGTTCGTGCCCGCAGCCACACCACCGCAGTAGCCGGACAAAACCTGACGGGTCGTGTTGGCTCCGGTTCCGCCGTCGCGGAATGGGGTGCTCGGAAGTGAAATGGTGAGCCCAGACGTGCCAGAGCCCGCCGCATTTGCGGAAAGGTAAATCTCGATGAAAACGATCTTTCCGAACTTCTTGTACCAGCCGACTTGCTGAGTCCACGTGGCGGAGCCGCCGTTTGTCACGGTCGGCGTGTAGCTCGTCCAGCTGGTAGTGCCGAGGACGGTGAGGTCACCACTGACAACGAGACTGTCGTCCGTCTTCAGCGTGTCCGCTGCGGATCGGTAGAGGTTCGTATCGCGGGGGTTCGTACCGTCGCCCCACTCCATGAGGCCGGACCCCTTCATCTGGAAGCGGTCGCTCGCATCGCCAACAGCAGCGGCGCGGTACGCAGTTGTGCCGGACGTAGCAGCCTGAGACAGCGGGGCAGCCGTGGTGAATGTGGCTCCGCCAGAGGCAGTCAGCGCGCCGGCCACAGCGAGGGCGCCGTCCGTCTTCAGACTGTTGGCCGCGGAGCGGTAGAAGTAGGTGTCCTGCGTGTTCGTGCCGTCGCCCCACTGATGCTTACCGTCAGCAGATATAAAGAAGCGGGCGTTTGCATCGCCAGTGGCGCGGAACGAGGCGGCAATGTCGGTGGAGGCGTTTCGGTAGACCCTCAGGGCGGCGCCACTCAGGGCGAGAAACCCGGTTCCGTCGCGGTACAGGCTCGTGTCACGGGCCGCACTACCGGTTCCCCAGGAGATCTTGCCGTCAGAGGTGACCCGAACCCGGTCGAAAGCGTCTCCAGAGACGTTGATGCCGAAGGCGTCATTGCCAGCGGTGCTCTGCGAGAACTTCGGCAGGCCGGTGAGCTGAGGGTTACCGGAAAACGTGGGGTTGCCTGAGTGCACCGGGGCGCCGGTGAAGGTGCCCGAGAGGACACCGCCGTTGATCGTCTTGTTGGTGAGGGTCTGGGTGTCCGTGGTGCCGACAACGGCACCGGTTACGCCGTGGACGCCAGTGGTCAGTGCCTTAGCCCCCGAGATCTGGGCATCCGAATACGCGCGGTCTCCGTGCGGGTCAATCCCGCTGAGGTGGGAGTCGAACCGTTCGCCTACCGTGACGGAGACGAGAGCGACCCTGGTCCCTCCTCCGAAGTCCACCCAAACTCGCTCGTACCCATCAGGGCCGTAAAAGGCGGCGACGAAGCCGTGCGCGTCCGCCTGGAGCTGGAGGAGAGGGGCGCCGTCGATGTCGGTCAGGTCAGTCAACTGTGCCGCGCCGGCACTCGGGCCGTCCCAGACGGTTCCAACTGCATTGGCTACACGGGCACCGGTTATGTCTTCGGCAACACTGTCGGCAGTACCGCCAAAAAGGTTGCGTGCCAAATGGCACCTCCTTGGGCATGAAAAAAGGCCCGGCTGGAGATTCCAGCGGGCCTAACTCGTGAAGTGGCGTTGTTAGTTGCCGAAGGTGTCTGCCTCGTACACTCCGGAAATCTTGAGGTTGGAAAGGGGCGGGAGGGCTCGAAGGCCGTCCAACCCCTCGGAAAGGTTGGTGTTGTTGGGGAAGAGCAGAGATGCAGTCGACTGAGAAGAACCACTCTGGGCGATCTCTGCGTGAATCTCGACCACGTTGGGGAGGCCACCGTTGTAGTTCGGGTTTCGGAGGATTCCCTTAACTACCTGGCCAGTCGCACCAGTTGCGGGAGTAGGCAGCGTGATGCCGATGGTGTTGTTGCCCGTTCTCGTCGGGCCGGCGTCCTCCCAGTCGTTGTTCAGGTACACCGAGAAATGCACCATGCCAGGTGCAATCCAGCGCCAACGCCCATGCTTGTTCGCACTCGCGAGATCCACGTTTACGTTGACCAGGCTCGGCGTGTACTGGCGAGGCTTGGACAGGTCACGAGAAATCACGTTGCCGTCTCGGCCAACCCAATACTCGGTTTGGGTATCGGTGTTATTCGAGTCCATGTCGAGCACGAACGAGCCATTGGACCGGAAAGCAGCCGCGTTCACCGCATTCCACGGCACGGCCGAGACCTCGTGCGTATCGAACGGCATGATCGGGACTAGGGCGAGTGCACCGCTGTTGGCCGGCACAGTGACCTGGTAGAGGCCCATCTCCCAGACGCCGCCGTAGCTGTTGGTCAGTGCCGGCGCCTTGGGCGTCGCCGCGGGCTGGCCCTGGACGACAGCGAGGTTGACCGCGCTGGTGGACATGTTCGCGCGGAGAACGATCACGTCGATACGGCCGGTGCTGCCGGTGTTGGCCGCAATGTTGACCGTGGCAGCGGCGGTGAGCTGGTAGTAGAAGCCACCGACGAAGGCCCGGCCGGGCTGAACGCTCACAGCCGTGTTGCTGGTCGCGCTTGCCTGGAACGGCAGGGAGAAGGCATCGATCGACGTCTGAGTCAGCCGGAAGTCAACCTTGTCCTTACCGAGGGCCCGAGCAAGGTACTGCCACTGAGCCTGAGAAACCATCTGCGCTCCGCCGCCCGCACTGTCGGCGGCAAAGGGATAACTGATCTCGTTTGCCATTACATCCTCGCCTCAAGTCGGCGCAGCTTTTCGCGCATTTCGAACACTGTCTTGTAAAGGTTGAGAGGGTTACCGGAACCCTGGTCACCGATGGACGGGGACACCGTTTCGGTCTGTCCGCCTGAATCCACGGTGATGGACACCTCTCGCACAATGTCCGTGTATTCGGTTCCGTCGACGGAAACCGTCACGATGTCGCCCACGAAGTAGTCGCGGCCGAACTTGATATGCGGAGTGTCAAGGGGATAGATCTGGAAGTTGCCGTTCTTGGCGCCATTCGTCAGGGCCTCGGTGGCAGCGTCCAAGACGGCCTGCTTAGCCGTGTTGAACTGGGCGTCCGTCACGGACAGGTCCGCCTTGATGGGCAGGCCCGTGGACGGGTCAGCCTTGATGGGGAGGTCTCGGCGGTCTAGCCACTGCTCGATCTGAAGGCCCCACTCGGCCTCAGTGTCCGAGTCGATCTGCTGGTACAGGTACCGGCCCTTGCCGGTGCCCTGGCAGGCCACAATGACTCGCGTGACGCTCGGGGCCGTCAACGACCACGTGAACTCACGGAGGTTGCCCAGCTCCTTGGAGAAGCGCACGTCCTTGGACAGGTCCCGCGGAGCGAAGATGTGGCAGTTGATGACCTTCGCGTTGGGGTCCCAGACGAAGCGGTAGCCGGCGCCGTTGTTCCCGGACCCGGTGTTCGTGGTCCAGGCTTCGAGCTTGGACCCGATGACATCCCATTGCAGATTGTCAGAGATGGTCGTGCCGAAGCTCACGTCACCTTCGAAGATGATGTTGCCGAGCCGGCGCTCAGCGACAGCACCAGGACCAAGGGCCTTGTTCAGCTCGTCCCAGATCAGGTGACCTGCCGGGCCTGAAACTGCCCGAGCGTTGTCGGTGCTGCTCCACTGCTGCGTTGCGGACTTCGTGGGGTCGGGGAAGGCGAGCCGGTTGTAGGCGAGCTTGTTGTCACACTTCCCGCCGAAGTAGAGCGAGCCCAGAGAGGTGTGCTGGTCATTGGTCCAGTAATGCTGAAAGGTCTCAATCTGGCCCGTCAGGATCGGCGTATCCACCTCGTCCTGATAGATGGCGATGCCGCCGCCCTTTTGCAGCATGTCAGCCTGAGGAGTTCCAGCCTCCACAAGGATTTGCCACGTGCCGGCGGCGCAGTACCGCACCACCAGGTCCATCGAGATCCACGTGTCGATGATGCCTATTCGGTTCAGTGCAGCGTCGCGCACCTCCACTCGATAGCCCATTTACACCTCATGTCAGTAAGTTGAATAGCGCGGCACCAGCTCCAACTTGACTGTGGGAGTTCCGCTGCCAGAGACGAGATCCGCCTGAACGGTCGAAGCGCCCGCAGGCACCGACCAGAGGACGGGGTTGGCGTCCAGGAGAGGGAAATAATTCGTTCCCTGGTCGTCAGTGATGGTCTTCCAGCCCGGACGGCAGTCGACGGTGAGCGTTCGGCCGGTGGCCAGACAGTCAGCCCCGCCCGGCTGTGCTGGGATGCCCCACGCGGACCCGTCAGGGCCAGTGAAGGTGAACGACTTCAGAGGCCCGGTAATCGTCCACACGGGCCACGCCTCGATATCGCCCGGATTGTTCACGATCAGGGAGCCCGAGGCCGGCGTTCCTGAGTTGAGCTGGAGCGGGAGGAACGGGTTCCCAAGGAACGGGAACGACTGGCCGAAGGACCAGTGGGCCTCGATACTCACATCCCCGTAGAACCAGGGGTCCACGGCCGTGAGCTGGACGCCGTAGGAGATCCAGGTGAAGCCCGCGGCGTCCACGGACTCACTTCCCTCCATGCCGCCTACGTAGTAGCACTGGAGGCGCCGGGCCACTCCGTCCTGCTCGATGAACGTCAGAACGCAATAGCCATTCTTGGGATTCAGCGCATTGGCGAGCTTGCGCTTGAAGGAAAGAAACGTCTTGCGGTCGATTCCGTAGACGTAGAGGGGCAAGAGGATCGGCCGGGCCGCTGCCCTGGCCCCTCGGTATATCGAGCCGTCAAGGTTCGGAGAGTCATCGGTGTGCAGCTCAAACGGAGGCATGTCCAGCCCGGAGGCTCCGGGCTGAAGCACGATCGTCGGCCATGCCCCATTGGTGAGACCGGTGAGGGGGATCTCCTCCCCCTCACCGTTATAGCCTCTGATCGACACGTATGTGTGCTGCCAATTCTCCGGAATCGGAATGAGCGGATTAGAGGTCCACCCTCCGTTATCTGGGGTGTATGGCCCTGCGGGAATCGGCATTCAACACTCCTTGTCGATTACAGGTTGGCCATCGTCTCTGCGTACTGCATCGCCCGAAGGACGGCCTGAGTGGTGTTCTCGGCCTTGGCCTCATGAATGTGGATCTCGTACTTCGGACCCACCATTCCGGACGTGTCCTTGGCGTTGTAGACGCGCTCACCACCGTTGAAATTGATCAGCTCAGGACCCTTCTCGCCAACGAGGGCGATACCGGGAGAGGCGGACCGGGTACCGGTCGCATAGCCCTTGAGCTTGCTCACAGAGGTGGTCTTCGTGGTCTTACCGCCAACGGTCCTTTCGGTGACCGTGGTGGTAGTGCCCTTAGCCGGATCGGTCGTCGTGGTGGTAACCGTCGTGACCTTCCGACCCTTCGAATCCGTCGAGTAAGTAGTCCTCACCCGAACGGTCTTCTTCTTGCTGGTGTTTCCTCCGCCCTTGACCGCCTGGCCTTCGCCAGTGAGCCAGGTAAGGAGAGTCGCCAGACCGGCGCTGACAGGAGTCTTCGAGTTGAAGTGCAGCTTCTTCTTGAGGGTGTTCGTGATCGTGTCAGCGATGCCCTCGATCTGCTTCTTCAGCTTGTTGTCCTTGGAAGTCAGCCCGTCCACGAGCGACTGAGCGGCCTTCTTTCCCGCCTTGTAGTACGAGCCTGCGACCGACTTCCCGAGGGAGTCAGAGGCCGTACCGATGGCCTTATAGGTCTTGTTGTAGTCAGCCACCTGAGAGGCAGTCGACTGCAACAGGGCCTTGGCCATGGCGTCGCCCTGTTCGGGGCCGGCCTGGGCAACTTCGGCAATGATCTCCTTGGAGAAGCCCTTTTTCACCAGCGCGCTCATGTCCTTCTGGAAGGACTTAATCGCTGCCAGGCGCTCGTGCAGGCTGTTGAGGCCGGCAGATGCCGACACGCCAGAGTCGTTGAACACGTCCGTCAGGCTGCGCAGGCCACTGGCCTTGTCCGAGATGGACGAAGCCATAGCGGATTCGTCCTTCTTGATCTGTGCCAGCTTGGCGTTAGCGTCCTTCAGCTTGGGCGCGATGTCGGCCCGCTGCTTGACGAGCTTCTGGAGCTTCTTGTTCTCTCCGTCGAGCCACTTGTTCAGCGAGTTGGCCGTACCCGAGCTGATCCGGTTGGAGGTGAACGCGTCCTTGATGATCTGGTACAGCTTGTTCACCGCGGAGTTCAGCGACGAGACACCCTTTTCGGCGTCCGCAGCCACACCCGTGGTTCGCTTGCTTCCCGTACCGGTCGCATATCCCTTCAGTACCTTGACCGTAGCCAACATGGAATCGTTGTGATTCAGGACGGTTTCACCGCCACCGAAATTCACCAGCTCCGGACCCTCTTCACCAACCCAGGCCCAACCCTTTGCGGCTCCCGGGGTTCCAGTGGCATAGCCCTTGGTCCCGGAAAGAGCCTTCATCCAGCCCGCACCGTAACGATGATGGGCATAGTTGAGGCCCGCATAGATGTTGGCCAATGGGTCGTTCATGCCCCGGTTCCGGTAGGGGCCGGCGTAGGCGTTGAACGTACTGGGAATCGTCTGCATAAGGCCCTGAGACGGGTGTCCCGCCTTAGCATTCGAGTCCCACGTATTGATGATGCTGGGGTTACCGCCCGACTCCACGCCAATTCGGTGAAGTACCAGGTTCGTGGCAGACAGCGGAAGCCCGAGCTGGGCAAGCGCCATCTTGACCTGAGGCTTCCAGCGCGTAACCGCGGAGCCGCCCTTTGCTGGAGTGCTGAGCATCCCATCGACTTGCTTCGAGATGTCCGGCGCCTTCGCCTTCAGGTGATGGCCCGAGAAGTCGAAAAGCCCGTCCAGGTTCGGAAGGCTGTCCTTTGCGGTCGATTCGATATCACCCCAGACCTGCGAGGCATAATCCATCGGGTTGGTGTAGATTTCCTTGATGGTGTCGACCATGTCGATCACGCCATCGTATTCACCCTCCACCAGATCCCAGACACCCTTTACGGTGTCCGTTATGGTTCCGACCGGGTCTTCCAGGAAGCCGACACCGGAAGAAACGACGCTCTTTACGGTGTCCCAGATGCCGCCGAAGAAATTCCCTACGACACTCTTTAGGGTCTTCCAGGAAAGGAGGTCGTTGAGGAACGACTCGCCTCGCTGGAGGATGTTGCCCTTACCCTTCCAGACGTCATTCCAGAAGTAGTCACCGGCAATAGGTCCGACCGCTCCACCGATGATGCCGACAGCCTGACTGTAGCCGTCAGGAATAGGGAGCTTCTTGAGCAGCTTCCAGGAGTCCCGAGACATGAAGTCCTTCATGCCTTCGAGCTTTTGGGCCAGGTCCGATCCGATGAAGTGAGAGCCGGAAGTGCCGGCGCCCACGACGCCGCTCTGAGCGTCGCCGCCAAGCTGCCGAGAAGAGCTGTCCATCGTCATCGTGGCGAGGGCCCCAAGGCCATCCGATGAGATGTTGAAGTTCTTCGACGCCTCGATGAGCTTGTCAAGGCCCATCTTGGAGAGAATGCCGCCGCTGGCGAACTTCATTGCGTGTCGGACTCCACTAATACCCTTCGTTCGGGCAATGTGGTTCAGCTTGTGAATGTTCGAGTGGCCAACAGCCTCGGTGAACTCAGGCCGCATAATCGATTCGCCACCGGACAAGTGCAGCTCACCGGCCGTGGGGCTGACGAACTTGTGTACGTCCCTACCAGGGGTGTAGCCCGGCAGAACACCACCAGTTGCCTTGTGGTGCTTCGAGGTCGAACCCTTGCCCTTACCGGAACCGGAAGAATGCCCCTCCGGGGCGTGGCTCGCAATCTTGTCCAGACGGCCATTCAGGATCAGAGCCTCAGCCGAGGTGTCCTGAATCTTCTTCTTCAGGTTCTGCATCTGCTCAACGATCTTCGTCATCTTCTGACTGTTGAGCTGACCAACTCGGTGAATCAGAGAAGTCTCGCCAGAGCCGACCTTCTTAGAGGCGGCATCCGTCGCATCCTTGACGTGGTCGATCTGGGTCTTCAGCTTGCTCAGGGTTTCGTCGTTGAGCTTGTTGACCTCGCCCGCAGCATTGTGTGCCGCAGTCTTCAGCGAGTCCGACTTAGCCTTGGCACCCTTGAATTCCTTACCGAGTCCGGCGAGGTTCTTGTCGTTAAGGCCAGAGACAGCGACTTCGGAGTGCTTGACCGAGGTCTTGAACTCGTCGTCCTTCTGCGTGACCTTCTTGAACTCGTCGTCCAGGGCGTTGAGCTGGAGACCCCGGAAGTTCTTCACCGCGGTCTCTGCCTCGCGCACAGCCTTCGCAGCGAGGTCAGCCTTCGCCTTGACGCTGCTGTCCTTGCCAGCGAACTCCTCAGCGAGCGGCTTCAGGTTCTCGTTCTTGAGGTCAGCTATGCGGGTCTTCAGGCCGGCGATCAGGTCGTCCAGCTCGTTGACCTTGCGCTGAGCCTGCTCGGTGTCCACGTTGATCTTGTTGGACTCGACAGTGGACGGGTTCGAGTTGGCCTTGCGCTGCTTGTACCTGTCACGCCAAGAGGTGTCGGCCTTGCCCTGCTTCTCGATGTCGCGGGCCTCGTCCTTACCGGCCTGCTCCACCTGGTTCGCGTAGCGGTTACGGATCTTCCGGTCGTTGCGGGAGGCGAGGTTCTTGGCGTCCTTGCGGATCTGCTTGGCTTCGGCCTTCGCCGCGTCCTTCGCGGCTTTAGCCGCGAGCTGGGCGTCAGTCTTGGTGCCGAGACCGGTAGCACGGCCGATGATCTTGCCAGCACCCTTGCCGCCCTTGGCGAGTCCCTTCACCAGGCCCGCGATGGGGGAGCCCAACTTCAGGATCTTGCCGAAGAGCTTGATGATGCCGCCGAAGACGATCGCGGCGCCGCCCACCATGGCGGCCAACTTTCCGGCCTTGATGATGAGGTCAGTCAGTCCCTTGTGTTGCTTGAGGAACGAGACGGCGTCCTTGATCCAACCGGCGAAGGTCGTCAGGTCCTTGAACAGCTCCTTGACGAGCTTGGAGGAAGGACCCTTCAGGTCCGCACCGACTGAGCTGACCGTGTCGAGGAGTCCGCCCTTACCCATGAGCGCCTTACCGGCACCTGTGTACTTGTAGGTGCCGTCCTTGCCTGTGGGCGATATGAACATGGAAGCGAGGCCGTACTTGCCCTGCTCCCACATGTTCGACAGACGGGCACCAATCGTCGCGGAACCCTGGCTGATAGCCGAACCAGCAACCTTCGGGTCGCGTCCCCGCTTCAGGATGGCGTCAACAATGCCTTCACCCGGGACACCGCCCGTGGTCTTGGCATCGGCCATCCAGTCCATCATCTGAGCCGAAGCGGTGTACTCCTTCGGCAGGGCAATGTGGATGCCCTTCTTCTTCTGTTGGGCGAGCTTGGCCTTGATTTCCTTCTTGGTGAACTTCCGGTCCGTGAAACCGAAGGTCTCCGCAAGTTCCTGAATGGGGATACCGGCGTTGTCGGCAAGAGACTTGACGTTGCGCAGCGATGCGCGGTCAGCGTCCTGCATGATGCTGACGGCATACATAGCCCGGCCGACCTGCTGAGGGTCGGTGATTCCCGCAAACGCCGAGAGGTTACCGATAGCCTCAACAAGCGATGTGGCTCGCTTAGAAGCGTCCTTGGACGACCTTCCATGTGCCTTTCCGGCACGGGCGTATTGCGTGCCGTACTTGAACATGTCCTCAACGGAATACGGCGTCGCAGTACCGTAGTTCTTCAGCTCGTTGATCTGGTTCGCGGTGTCCTTGTTGGACACGCCCATTCGCTGAAGAGCGGTCTGGGCCTGCATCATCGAGTCAGCAGCCGAGACACCCAGGTACGACATGGCGCCGGCAGCCGTCAGCAGCGGCGTGACGACGTTCCGCGTGATCGAGCGCCCGAACTCAGACATGGTGGAGCCGAAGCCCTCGACCTTGCTGCCTACTGAGTGAGTGGCCTTGGTCCAGCTCTTCTCAACCTTGGTCGCGCCAGAGGAGAGAGAGCGGACAGCGGCCTCGTTCTGCTTGATCCGCTGGAGGGTGGCCGCTTTCTCGGCCTGGGCCGTCCTGAGGGCAGACTGAGCGGCTGCGGTGTCCGCAGTCTTCTGGGCCTCCAGCGTGGAGAGGATCTGAGCCTTCCGGCTGTTGTACGCCTTCGTGTAAGCGGCCTGTGCCTCACGAGCTGCGTTCGTCGCAGCTGTGGCCTCCATGGACGCCTGGCGAACGACCAGCTTGGACAGAGCGGTGATACGCGCTTCCTGAGCCTTCGCCTGCCTAACCTGCTCGGCTTCCACCTTGCGGGTCTCTTGGACTTCGAGCGTGGCCCACTGCTTCGCACTGGCCAGGCGCTCAGAGGTCAGCTCCTTGCCCGCGGCCTCCATCTCAGCGACAGAGGTCAGGTAGGCGTCAGCGACCTGCTTGCCGTACTTGATCTCAAGGTCCCGAGCGGTGCGGAGAGCCTTGTCCTGAGCAGCGGCAGCCTTCTCGGCCGCCGCCGTCCTCTGCGCCTGGGCCTTCGCCTCAGCGTCCGTGACGGCAGCGAGGGCCTTGAGGTAGCCGGCAACCTCAGTCTTGTTGTACTCCGAGCGCTTCGCGGCGGCTTCCTGCTCCAGCTTGATCCGCTTCGCGGCCTCTTCGCCGTAGACCTTCGTGACGTACGCCTGGAGCTTCGCCTGAAGGTTCGCGACCTGCCTGGCAAGCTCCTCCTGATCACCTGCGAAGGCGGCAATCTCCTTCTGAGCCAAGTCGAGCTGCTTCTTCAGCTCCATCTGATTCAGATCGGGGGTAATCGTGATGTGGGCGTTTCCAACTCGTATGCTCTCAGCCGACATCGGCCCCCCTTAGAGGTTGCTCATTCGATTGAAGAAATCCACCACCTCATTCGTGGAGGCGTGCGAGTAAGTGACGGGCTCAGGCTCGGGCTCGACATGGCCAGGCCGCGGAAGCGGTTCCGGCGCGGGGATGTCGTTCACCTCTTCGCCTGCATTCGCTTGGATGAACAGCCAGTTGTTCAGCTCAAGAGCGTCAGAGATGCGAGCCAACAGATAGTCGGACTCGGTCCATTCGGCGGCTTCATCAACGGTGGCCGCCAACACCGAACGTCCTGTCTGGCGAAGGAGAGAGCCGATCAGGACGGAGACACGACGAAGGGAGAGCTGTCCACGCCAAAGGTCGAGGAGATCGACCCCGAAGTGCTGAAGGAGATCAGCCTCCAACTCCTCGGGGTACTTCCGAATGACGTAGACAGCCCTTGTCAGTTTCCCGTGGCCTTGTTGATCTTCTCGTTGAAGAGCTGGAAGTCACGGATCGTCGGCCGAGTCTTGCGGTACTCCTGCCACTGCTCCTCACCGAGGACGATGCGCACGGCCTCAAAGTCGTTGTCAGCGAAGACAACATCAACCGGGTAGTCCATCGGGGAAGGCAGGGTGTAGGTCTTGCCGTTGTGCTCGACCTCGATCACGTCGTGCGTGGCCTCAGCCTCAGCGGCAACCAGCTCGGCGTCAGCGTCGGGAACCTCGACGGTCTCAACGGTCTCAACGGTCTTGTCGTCAGCCATGGGTACTCCAAAGGAAGCAGCGGGGTTTGGGGTGAGAGAGGGTGCCGGGGACTACGAGCCCTCCCCGGCAGGGGCGGGAACTAATTCAGACCCGATCAGGGGGTGCCGCTCATGTCCTGGTTCGTGAAGACGGAGCCGAGGACACCGTTCGAGTCCAGCGCCTCAATGGTGAGCTGGTACTCCTGAGCCGCAGTGCGGACGAGCGTGATAGCGCCTCGGTCCTGGACCATGGCCCGCGGAATGACGACTCGGTTATGGATGCTGCCCTGAGACCAGTCCACGACGAGCGAGATTTCCTGAAGGGCCGGCGTGCTGGCGAGGTCGAGCTTGTAGGTACCGGCGTGGGCCGTCACCTCTTCCCACTGCGCGCCGAAGAACAGCTCAGTCGTGTTGATGTTGGACTCGGTGAAAGTGGCCTGGATAGAGAAGGTGGCGCTGGTGACGTTGTAGAGCACCGGAACTGCCGACTGCCAGACATTCACGGGGTCCGTGTTGACCTGCGGCGTAATGGTGACACCCGCGTCGGTGACATAGCCGAGAGAGGTGTAACCGGTCGGGGCGGTCGTACCGTCGCCCACGTCGGTGGGGAGAGTGACGCCGACGGCCGGCGCCATGTACACGTATCCGTTCGGCGCGAACCGAATCTTCGAAGTATCCACGTTGGGCATGCAGGCTCCTTTGGGGGAAACAAAAAACGGCCCCAAAGGGGGCCGTGCGACAGGGAGTTGAGCTGTTAGTCGTCGGTGGTCAGGAACACGGAGACCTCGCCCGCGTAGGCGGGCTCAAGAGACTGCTCGTCGGGATGCCAGTGAGGCGCCGAGATCTCGCGCACGTCGAGCACCAGGGCGCCATTGAGGGCCCGGCCCGGAAGCTGCTCTAGGAGGTAGTCACGAACGACGTAGGCAAGGGAGCCGGCCTCTGCCGCGCTCTGGCCGTACACGTCGTAAAGGATGTCCATGCGGTCCATGCGGTCCCGCGTCAGGCGGTAGCCACCGGCCTGGATCAGGTAGACCGTGGTCTCACCGACATTCCGGCCTACGAGGGTTCCTGTCACGACGCCTGCGGGGATCTCCGGGCATGTGCTCAGGTAGTTGATCAGGAGGGGGAGCGGGTCAACTCTCAATCAATACGCTCCTGTTCCAGTACCCTCTTGAAGAAGAACCGGCCCGCGTGCCGTCGTCCGGCAGGGTCGCGGTATCCCTCTTCTTGAAGCATTGCGTGACGGGCTCTTTCGTTCTCTTCGATGACGATGTATCCGACCCATTCATCCCCGACCTGTTCGACGTACGGGGTGATGTTCTTCTTGATCGAGAACTCATCGGTGTACACGTGAGGGCCGCGAGGCGCGGCCTTGACCATTCGCCCTGCAAGCTCCGAAGTCTTGCTCACAACAAGGGCTTTGACCGGAGCGGAGTGCATGAGCTTGGTCTCGAAGCCTGCGCTGCGCTCGAACGTGAAGCGTTCGTTTCCATACCGACGCTTCGGCATTACTTGGTCACCATCCTCACGTTCAGCATCGTGTATTGGCGGGACCCGAGCTTCCACTTCCACGCCTCACCCTCGGGATGCCACGTGTTTCCCTGAAACTGAATTCGGTCAGCGGAATCAACGTCGACATCGCCGGGGAGGTAGAGGGTGGCCCTGTTGAGGGCGGTCTCGCGGGAAGCCTCGTCCGCCTTCCACGCACGCCGGTACGGGACGCCGGCACCCATGCCGGACCACACGGCGGTCTGGTTGTCCCAGTCCCGATGCTTGCCGTAGTCGTCGGTGACGAGCTGGGCGCGGTAGACGGTTATGTGGTCGTTGAATAGCGCCATGGGATCTCCGGTTCGTTGGTGCGGGAAAGGGAGATCGACGCAGCACGCTGCCGGTACTTCGACAGCATCGACTTAGCGGCCTCGGACAGGCCGGAGTTATACGCGGTGGCCGCGTACTGGACCTCAAGATCGCCGGTCTTCTCCATGACCGTGCCAGGAGAGACGGACAACCACCTGATCACCTCTGAGCAGACGGCCGCCCTGACAGCGGCCGGCACAGCAGGCCAACCCCACGACGCCGTGACCGTGATCGTGGTGTACGAGGGGGCACAGCGAACGAAGAGCGTGCGCCGCACGACCCGCCACTCATCAGTGGTGAGTACGCGGTCCTGGTCCTCGTCGTACAGGGTGATGGCCGAGATGGTCAGGCCAGGGAACAGAGAAGGGGCAAGCTGGACTTGCCCCTCCTCGATCACCAGCTCAAACGTCTCGTCGGTGTGCTGCTGGAAGTCGGTCCGGCAGTAGTCGGACACGAGCCCAGAAGCGTCATCGAGAAAGGCGGCGATCCTGGCGGCCTCCGTGCTGTCCGCGACGGGCCGCCCAAGGCGGGCGACCACATCGTCAGTAGTTGCGAAGGCCATCAAGATCAGACGATCTCGGTCTCGGTGACCGTGACGCTGGCGTTGTGCGCGGTGATCGCAGCCTCAACACCGCGAGCCACGACGAGCTGTTCCGGCCGGATGACCTTGGCGTCGTAGATGACGCGGCTCTTGATGGCGTCGGTGAAGGTCGCCTGAGGCTTGTACGCCTCCATCTGCGCGAACGGGATCACGACCGAGGTAGCCGCGGTGCAACCCATGTAGAGGTCAACGGCCTCGAACTTCTGGTTGCCCTTCTTGATCAGCGGGTTCGACGGTCGGGTGTGGGAGCCGAGGGCGTTCGCCACGGTGACCGGGACACCGAGGATGGTGCCGATAGCGGAGAAGCCGCCGGGGATAACCGGGGAACCTCCGTACACCTGCGCCTCGATGAACTTCGGGTCCTGGAGCAGGAGCGAGCGCATACGCGGGGAGATGAACAGGAATCGGTCGGCAGGCGCCGACTTGACGTCCAGGTTCTCCAGCATCGCGACGACGTAGTCATAGACGCTGAGGAAACGATTCGCCGCCTTGCGCGTGGTGTTGTCACCAGTCGGGGCGTCGGTGATCTCGTCAATCTGGCCGTGCAGAGCGGGCAGGCCGGAAAGGGTCGCAGCCGGGTCGGCGGCGCCATTCAGGTCCTTACCGGAGATCGCCGCGAGGAGAGTCTGAGCAACAACCTCGTCCAGCTTGACCGCCATGGCGCGGGCGCGCTGAGCGATCAGGTTGGACATCAGGTCAATGCCGCCCTTGGTCTGGAGCTGGTGAAGCGCGTCGACCTCGATGTGGAAGGACGAACCCTTGGCCACTCGCATGTCGATGTACTGGAGCGAAGCGTGGTCGGCGGAACCGACGGAGCCGTACGCCGGCACCAGGCCCTTGTCAGAAACCTGGTCGTTGACGAAGTGGGGGATGTGGACGACATCGCCCTCACGCCGGAACTCGCCCTCGTACTGGCGGTTCGTGAACTTGGCGGAGGCGAGAACAAGCTCCTCTTCGAGATCCTGGAGCAGTTCCGCGGTCCAGATCTCGGGAATGAAGACGTTCCCGGACGCTGCCTGAAGGCCGGTACCAGCCTGAGTGTTAAAAGCCATGCATTACCTCACTGGATAGGTCAGATTTCACCCCTGAGAAGCGCGTCAAGGCGGCCGTCCTGGCGGGCCTTGTTGATTTCCGCGGGGGTCATATTTGCGAGATCAGCTCGGGTGAGCTGGTTAGCGCCGGGAGATCCCTGGCGGCCAAGACCGATGTCCTGGCGGAAAGCGGGCGGAGCATCCCGCTTGGGGAGTGACGACACGAATTCAGAAAGCGCGTCGGCGTTCACCTGTCCGTCGTTGACGAACCGGGACATGTTGAGGAATTCAGCCGGGGGAAGATCCACGCCGGCAGAAGCGGCCAGAGCGCGAAGCTCGGCCTCAGCAAGTCGAGTGCCAACCTCAGAGAGCGCAGAATTCCGGCCCTCAGCCCTTGCGGCTTCGAGCGCCTTCTCTGCGTCCGTCATAGACGCCTGCTTGAACTGGTCGCGTTCGGCAGACGCGTCCTTCCACCGCTGTTCGTTGGTGCGGGAAAGGGCCTTCCACTTGTCGACTTCGGCCTGAAGGTCTTCGAGGCTCGGCGTCTGTGCCGGGGGTGTCTCCTGCTGTCCCGGCTCGTTTCCGGTGGAAGTGCTCTGCTGGTTGTCGTCACTCATGGGTCACCCATCCATTTCGGTATGCGGGCATGAAAAAAGGCCGCCATTTCGGCAGCCGTCGTAATGCGATGTGGTAGCTACTTGGCCGGGTTCTGCTTCCGGGCCTGATTGCCGCTGTTGCCCTGCGGAGGCTTCTTAGCCGTGTCCTGGGCCTTCTGCGACATGCCGGGAGGACCGGCAGTCTTTTCCTTGCCGGGCGGCTCGTCGCCATCGGGCTCCTGCATGGGCATGGGGTACTTCGTCGCGAGTTCCATTGCGGCCTTCGCGTCCTGTTCCCTCATCCCCTGGAAGCGCTCGATCTGCTGTGGCGTATATCCGGCATCGGAGAGGAGTTGGTCTCTGGGAACGCCAATCATCTGGAGCTTCAAAAGGGCATCCATATGTTGGGCTTCGGTTCTATTTTCGGGATCGCGCCAAATCGTTTCTGCGGACCACGCTTCTGCACGGGCGTCGCTCTTCACAGCGAAGCAGAGACGCATGACCTGTTCCCAAGCCTCACCGAAGTGGAGCATTCGTTCCCTGGTCTTCGCTATGAGACCGGCTTCCGCCGCGGTGATGGACTCACCGGAAGGGATCTGCCCGCCACCGTTGATGAAGTAGTGGAACGGGATACGGGAGATAGAGGCCATGTGCTGAACCAGCATCTCGACCAGGACCACGTAATTCGAGAGGTTCGCAGCCTCGAACTGGCCGAACTTGGCGTTGGGGTCCTCAGCCTGCAAGAGCTTGTCGACAGCGACCTTGAAGGGCTCGATGGGGTTGCCCTGGTCGTCCTCAACGATTTCCAGGCCGGTGACGTACCGCTGGGGCCAGGCCGCATACTCGCTGGCCACGAGGGCATCGGCCACCGTCTTGTTGACGGCATCCTGGATCGGGATGACCACGTGAAGGTCAGAGACCGGGTCACGGAGAAGACGGGACCGATTCGAGATGGGGACGACGGGAATGACGCCCAGAGGGTTCTTGGACGCCTCGCCGGCCTCCCAGGTGTATGTGCCCTTGGAGAACGTGTAAACGGCGTCGGGGAGCCACAGAGTGACCCACTGACGGCCCCAGTCGTCGTAATAGAACTTCGCTGCGGCGTCCAGCTCGTGACGGCTGCCCGGCTTGTACTGGACGATGAAGTTCTCGGCCGATTCGATGGTGATCGTCGGCTCACCCTGCTTGTCCGCCCACACCACGGCGTACGAGACGCCCTGAATCATTGCGTCGAGCATTGCCGAGTTGGATTCGGAATCCATGAAGTTCCGTTGCCAGATGTCCCGAGCAACCTTGTCGGCATCGGGCTCGTCAGTCATACGGAAGCCGTCAATGAACAGCCGCTCGTTCACCGAGTCCACGATCATGCCGCAGAAGTTGTCTCGCCACGTGTCAAAGGTGCTGTGGAACTGGTCGAAGTGGCGGACCTGGGCGAACATTAGCCGCTGGTGGTAGCCGTCGTAATACTGGCCGTAGATCTGGTACATCGCCTTGCGGCGAGCCAGCTTCGAATACAGCCAGTCGAGCCACTGATCCGGGGTGGCCGGCGCCAAGCCCACGGGCACTTCAGAAGGCGAAGTGTCAATTCCGAGTACGCTCAAAATCCAACCACCCTAGCTCTACGTCGTTTAAGCCGCCCATCCGCGATGGCGTCAGCCCTCGCCTCGAAGGCGAGAACCGCGCACACAGCAAGGTCGATCTTCTTTTTGGACCTCGGAGAGTCCTTGGTAATGAGAAAGCCCTGAGGCACTTCCCGAACCACGGCATTCAGCACGTGGCGGGTGAGATCGTCGTTTCCGTCGTGCTTGACGTCTTGGACCATCGCAGCGGTACGGAATCTCTCAACGGCCTGGACCATCCTCGTAGGCTTATTGGTCCAGAACTCGAAAACGTAATCGTCGCCCCACTCAAGGGCCCACCGGCCTAGATTTTCCTGGTAGTAAGGCGGGTCACCGTAGAACCACTCAACCCGGTACGTCTCAAAGGCTCGCTTCACAGCGGCCTCTAGCGCGAGAACATCGACTTCCCAGTCCGGCCTATTCGGGTCCCTGGGGTTCTCCTGGAGATGGAGGACGAACAGCTTGCCGTCCCTCAGCCGGCACCCCACAAGGCCCGTGGCGTCACCGCGGATACTGCCGTCAAAGCCAAGGGCGATCTGGTCACCAGGCTTGATGGGGTCCTGGTCCTCGAAGCACTCGTCCCACTCGCCCTTGCTCATCCACCCGTCACTGCTCTCGGCAATGCGGTTGCAGAAAAAGCGGAGGTAGGTCGAATCGGGAGTCGTGCGGTCGTAGAGGATCGTTCGAGTCAGGCCGTCAATGTCGGCCCACGAGGCGTCTCCGTACGCCTCCCTGAGGGCCTGGCGGACCTTGGCTTCGTCCCGCAGCTCCTCAGGCTCGATGTCGCCTTCGAGGCAGTCATAGAGCCAGAGGCCCATGCGGACCATCTCTGACTCGTGGATCTGCTGAGCCACGGAGTCTTCGAGGGGGTTGTAGGCGTTCGTCGTGGTTACCCAGCGAGAGCCAGCCTTGGCCAGCTTCTCGACGTTGCGCTTGAGGGTCTGGAAGAACTCGGGGCCACCGTTCGAGCCCACCCAGTGGTGGACCTCGTCCATCAGGACGAAGGTCGGCCTGTTGCCCTCGTTGGTGCGGCCGGCAGTCGCCTTGGGCTTGATGCTGCCGGGCTTGCCGCTCTTGAACTGAATGACGGCCTTGCCGATGTCGAGCCCGTATTCCTTCTCGGCAGGGGACTCAGACAGACAGCCACGGATGAACTCCATGGTCTGTTCGGTCTGCTCGTAGGCCGTAGCACCGACCTGCACCGTGGGCAGGGCGACCGGCTTGGCTACCGGGAGGCCGAAGGCGTTGAAGTGGGAGAACCGGCAAGGGCCGATGAACTCAACGATTGCGAGCGTGGCCAACAGGGGCGTCTTGCCCCAACCCTTGGCCCGGCGCAGAGTGCCGGCGCTGTACTTCCAGGTGCCATCGGGGTTGATCGCGTAGTACCAGAGGACGAAGCGGAGCTGTTCCTTCGTGAAGGTCCAGGGCTCACCGGCCTTGTCTCCATCCGGCTGGACGATGTACCGGCTGCACCAGCGGATGACTTCGTACCCGAGTGTTTCTGACGGAGAGGGAACGCCCTCAGGCAAGTTGCCTGTCTGCAAGGGCAGTCACCTCTATTCGTCATTCGCTCAGGAGTCGATACAGCTCCTCGTCTAGGTCTGTGGTGGGGTCAGCCGCGGGCGTCTCTGCGCCCTCGTCGGCGGCCTGGGCGTCGTTCTCGACGGACATACGGAGGCGGGCACGGTCCTCGACCGTCGCGCCCCACTTGGACACTCGCTGTCGGATCTCACCGGCAACCTTGGTGTCGCCCTGGTAGAAGGTGTCCACGAGCTTGGTCGTGATCTCCAGCTCGGCCCAGTCCGTCTCGATCCACGTGCCGGCCTGCGGAGAGGTCGCCCATGTCTTCCAGAACCGCTTGGCGCCGGCGGTCTTGATGCCGATCCCAGGAGGGAGCGCGCGGCCCTCGGTGGCCGAACCAGAGAGCATCTGTGCGTGCTCGTGCTTGTTGCGGCGGACTGCGTTCTCCTTGGGCTTCGGTCCTCTGGTCACAGCCTCACCGCCTCCGGGTCAACGTCGTAGAGGTCGCCCAGCTCCTCAAGCTCGAAGAGGGCGTCCTGACGCCAACCCCGGCGCTCCTGCGCCTTGCTCGGCCGCCGTACCGGCGTCTCGGGCATGCAGAAGTCGTAAGGGCAGTCGGCACAGTGGCCGTTGCAGCCAGGCATGGGGCAACCTCCGGAAGGAATGAAAAAACCCGGCCTTCAAGGGCCGGGTGTGTTTTGTTCGTTAGCCACGCTCGGAGTAGGTCTTCCGCTTGTGGCACGGCTTGCAAAGGGTCCAGAGATTGTCTGGCTCCCATGAACCCCCGCGGGCTACCGGGACGATGTGGTCCACTTCGAGATTTTCTTTCGCCCCGCACTGCTGGCAGGTGAAGCGGTCCCTGGCGAGGACCCGAGCCTTTCGCTTCGACCAGTCACGAGGTCGAGAAGCATTCCGGGCACTGGCCCTGTCCCAGCTCTTTCGGAGTTGGTGTTCTCCGCATCGGCCGTCTCTCACGGCCGGTGTGAGGCAGCCTGACGAGAGACAGATGCTCTTGGCTCTCGGCATGCTCCCCCTGATGTCTGAGGCCCCGGCTGGCTTCTGATCTGGCAGCCGGGGCCGTCTCCTGGACACACACACTCGGAGCCTGCGCTCAACGAGGGGTCAATACAGGAGAAACTAAGTGGTCTAGTAGTTAGTACAGAGACTCGAACAGAAGTTCTAAAAATCTCTCTGAGCTGTTCGTTCGCTCGTTTCACTCGCTCTCTCACTAAGGATGTCGGTGTCACTGGGTCGTGGTTGGGACACGAACCAGGGGAAGTGAGAGGCAGGTCACAGTGGCAAGGTGTGACGAATGATCGTCGCAGCTCGCTTTAGGTGTAGGGCTTGCAACTGTGACGTGGGAGCGGGTACCTTACTAATGATCAACACCCCCATGCCCAGTGCTGAAACCAGACCCACTGGACTCCTACCCAGTGGCGAAACCACACTGACAGGAACTAAGGAACGATGACGAAACTCCCGGACAATCCGGAGCTGCAAAAGCTCTACAGAAACGGCTTTTCCGATTTGGAAATTGCCGAGATGTTCGGTGTTACTCGTCAGGCTGTCACGTTCCGGCTAAACGCAATGGGCATTCAGCGCGCTCCCTTTCGTGCTTCCGCGACGGCCATTCTCGAAGCTGCTTGGCCTGTTTCTGAAACAAGGCGAGGTGAGTTCATTCACCTAAACCGTGCTCGCGACCTTTACGCATTTCTGCGTCGGCAGCTCGGTGACACAGCGCTGAGCAAGACGCAGCTCGGTGCGGCGGCCCGCTTCGAGCGCCTGATCCGCGACAGTGATGCCGTCCTGGACCTTCAGCCGGATGCCGAGGATGGTCCGTGGGTGCTGGCGCCTCGGCAGCCGTCAGACGGCCGTATGGTGATCCGCTGGCCCGAGGGCCGCGAGCTGCCCGAGGGGAACCTCCGCAAGGCGCTGAACCTCCCCAGCGTGCCTGTGAAGTAAGGGTTGCCTTCGCTACCAGGGGTAATTTTTCAAGCCTCTCGACATCGCTGTCGGGAGGCTTTTTCGTGTCCTCTACCTGGGTCTTCTCGCGTAGATAGCGTGTACTTTCAACATTTTGTCGTCCCTTGAATCTTCACTGTGTGTAATCGGAGAGCGGAACCTACCCCTCCGCAGGTGTCCGTACTGTCCGATTAGCGCAAACCTTGATCGCCGTCCGTCACGGTCGCAAGATCCATTACATGGTTGTATGTGACACCGGACACATCGCATGCTCTCACCTGCGGAAACGCAGGGTTTTAACGAGTTCCTAACCTTGCTACGTTGATTCACAGGGACCTCTACAAGGTCTCCACACTTGCAACGGACAGGGACCCCTGTGCGGGGGATGGACCATGGGAGCGCTCATGACGATTGAGCTGGGAGTCGAGGACTCTGGTGCGATCCCGATGGTGGTCCTGGGGAGCCATACACCGCATGTCCGTGACAAAGAGGATGTGCCGCATGAGCACGCGATCCCGGACTTCTATGGACTGGGGCGCGGGTTCACGCTCGGTGAGTTCGGTAATGCCGTAAGGGGGGAGCGTCGGCTGAAGGCAGAGTTGCTTGAGCTGATTGACCAGTGCACTGAGATGACGTGCATGGAGGACGACGAGACACACGGTGTCCTGATCATCCGGACGCGGGCGCGCTCAGAGAGCCGACCGAGGGCGGCTGTCGGGTATGTGGACGTGATCATTTCTGACCTGGTGGACGACGAGGGGATGAGGCGGGTTCGCTCGCTCCTGGTCGAGCTGCATGGAGAACTCATGGTCGAGGTGGAGCGAGTGAGCATCAACCGGCGCCACGCTCAGATCCCCGGCAGCACTTCATTCAAGATCCTTAGATATGCAAAGGCGGTACTTGCTTGAGCAGCATCGAGACCCAGCCCAGATCCGTCAGTCAGACGGAGCAGTACGAGAAGTGCGGGTGGCGCTTCTACCTCCAGCGGGTAGAGCGCGTCACCCCCAGGCCGGCGGCCTGGTCCAACCACGGCACGGCCTTCCACAGCGCCGCTGAAGCCTTCGAGAGGTCCGACCGGACCATGAGCGCAGAGGAGGCCGTACAGGTCTTCTCCGACGAGTACGCGACCCTGACGAACGAGGCCCTGGACAAGGAGCCGGACACGGATCGCTGGCTCGCTGCTGGCAGGTACACCGGCGGTGAGGACATCGAGCGCCGGTACGTCCTGGGTCAGGAACAGACGGCCTACTACGTCGAGTGGGCCAAGGAGAACGGCCCCGCCATCTGGAAGACCCCTGAGGGAGTTCCGGCGCTTGAGCTGTACTTCATGGTCGAGCTGGGCGGCATCGCGGTCCGCGGCTACATAGACCAGCTCGTGACGGTGAAGGATGCCGTACGGCCTCGGGACCTCAAGACCGGGAGCACGAAGAGCAAGTTCCAGCTCCAGACCTACGGCATCGCTGTCCGAGAGCTGTACGGGGTGGAGGTCAACGATGCTGACTGGTACCTCGCCAAGGATGGGCGCCTTTCCCGGCCGGTGAAGCTGGACCAGGTGACCACTGACGAGCTGGGCGAGCGGTACGCGGCCATGGACGCGGGAGTGAAGGCCGGCGACTTCCCCGCGTCTCCCGGCTACGACTGCAATTTCTGTGATGTCTCACACGCATGTTTTTTTCGCTAAAAACTTGCGACTGTGACGACACGCAGCTACTTTGGAATTAGGAGAGGAGAACGGTTATGGCAAACGTGAGCAAGCCGAACATCAGGGCCGAGTTGACCTTCGCGGAACTCGCGGTTATCCGCACGGCCCTTCGGGGCGCGGTCGACAACCTCTACTTCGACACCGACGAGGAACGTGACATTGCCGCTGACCTTCTCGCGGACTTTGGAGGGTAACGATCTACAGCCTGGCACAATCAGTTCTGGTCAAGGGAGCGGCAGGCGAACCGCTCCCTTCTCCATTTCGGGGCCTGGCTCGTCATGACGTGGAGTTCCGGCGCGGTGAGTTCTCGCTCATCGCCGCCGGCCCCGGCACCGGCAAGTCCCTTTTCGCCCTGAACCTCGCGCTGTACGGCAACATCCCGGTGTTGTACTACTCGGCTGACTCGAACGCCGCTACCCAGCTGACCCGAGCCACGGCCATTCTCACGGGCGACAACGTGAGGGACGTGAAGAGCAAGCTCCTGGCCGACCAGTTCGGGGAGTACACGGCTTACCTCGGTAAGCGGTGGTGGCTGCGCTTCAACTACGAGGCCCGCCCCACACTGAAGACCATCGAAACGGACCTCCGAGCCTATTTCGAAGTCTTCGGAATGTTCCCTCATCTGGTGGTTTGCGACAACATCACCAACATCGACGCGGGCGCCGTGGGCGACGCCGAGAGCTTCACCTTCGGCTTGGAGTCGATGTGTGAATACCTCTCCGAGATGGCGCGGTACACCGGGGCTCACGTCCTGGCCCTGCACCACGTAACCGGCGAGTACAGCGATGGCCTACAGCCCATCCCGCTCTCGGGCGTGAAGGGCAAGATCGGCCGTGTCCCAAATGTAATTCTGACGATCCATAAGGAGACTGACGAGATGGACGGGGCGATCCTGCACGTCTCTCCCGTCAAGAACCGCGAGGGCTTTGCCGACCCCAGCGGCCAGACCTTCAGCAGCTACGAGTTCAACAGCGCGAACATGCAGCTCACGGACGTGGCCGATGGCCTATGAGTGAACTACGTCACTGAGCAAAAACTTGCGACTGTGACGGCCTCGATCTATGTTGGTAATAGGAAAGGGGAGGGGAAATGAGCACAACTTGCGGATACACGCTTCAGCGGGAAATCGTGGATGTTCTTCTCGATGAGAACCCGAACATCACCGAAAACCAGGTTCACGAAGCTGGTGGCGGTGTAGTGGCCCTGGTCCTTTCGGTCGAGAGCGCACGGAAGCTGCGACTCTATCGACTGGCCAAGGAACTGAAGTTCCACTCCCGGTACAGCGCCGCGCGAGTCGTCGCGGTGTCGATGCCTACCGAGCGAGGGACCGCGTGGGAAGTGCTCCCCCTCTCCTATCTCCAGGGCCTTGCCGACGAGGCAGTGTCCGCCAAGGACAGCAGGCGCCTTGAGGCGGCCTTGAGGCCGCGTGCCTGAGCCTCGCGCCGGATATCGGCGCTGCACGAAGTGCGAGAAGAACAGAGCAGAGAAGTTCTTCACTCCCAAGGGTCGAGTGTGCTCGACCTGTAGGAAGGCGACGAGACGGGCCGCATCTAGGAACGCCCGTCTGCAATCCACTTACGGACTCTCGAACGAGGAGTACCAACTTCTCTTCGAGGCCCAAGACGGTCGGTGCGCTATCTGCAAGGAAACGCGCAAGGCCAATCTGGCGGTGGATCACTGCCACAAGACCGAGGCAATCCGCGGACTGCTTTGCCAGCGATGCAACGGGCAACTCCTTGCCCGCGGAGCACGGGACAGGCCCGAAGTTCTCAGGGCCGCTGCTGACTACCTTGAGGATTATCCGGCCTGGAAGGTTCTGGGTCCGAGATACACGTTTGATGGGGATGGGGCAAACGATGACTGACGAGCGAATCAAGTTCGACTACCGCAAGTGGCGCGGCGAGAAGGAGTTCATGAGTTCCGTGAACCGTCAGTACAACTTCCCCGTCCACGTGAGGCGGATCGGTGAGCCGGCCCCACAGCTCGGTCGTTAAGCCGCCGATCGCTGCGGTTCTCCAGCACTACTACGCAATAGACGTGAAACAGCGGGCAGGGTGGTCCAAGATCCTCTGCCCGCTTCACGTTGAGGAGAATCCCAGCGCCTCGGTGAGCACAGAGAAGCAGCGTTGGAATTGCTTTGTCTGTCAGGTGTCGGAAGACAGCCTTGACGTGATTATGCGGGAGGAGGGCATTGGCTTCCGACAAGCCCAAGATTGGGCACATGAGCGGTTCGGTGGAAGCCGCGAGGACGTACCACCAGCAGTACAAGGGGAGTCCGGCCGAGGAGTACATCAGGGCTCGCGGCCTGGGCGACGTAGCGGAACGCTTCGGCCTGGGGTTCGTCGGTTCGGCGCTGACTGGACATGAGCAGAGGGCGGGCAGTCTCGTGCTCCCGTACATGCGGCCGGCGAAGGGCCCGCACGGCGTAGCCACCATCCGGTTCCGCTGTATTGCCGACGAATGCGTGCGGGACGAGAACGGCAACTATCTCGCTCCGAGCCAGAAGGAAAATCACCGCGGACACGGGAAGTACCTGACTCTCCCTGGCGATCAGCCCCGGCTTTTCAACACCAAGGCACTCATCACCGATAGCCCGTTCATCGTCATCACAGAGGGCGAGTTCGACGCGATGGTGTGGGAGTCGGTTGGGGTGCCGGCCATCGCCTACCAGGGCACGTCATCGTGGCGCGACCACTTCCTTCCGGCCCTTATGGGATTCGAGACGGTCTACATCATCGCTGACGGCGACAAGCCGGGCATTGAGGCCGCCGAGAAGCTAGCGGCCTCCCTACCTAACGCCAAGGTGATCGTCATGAATGACGGCCACGACTCCAATTCATTCCTGCATGAGTACGGGGCTGCTGCCCTGCGAGAAAGGATCGGCCTGTGAAGTCGAAGTGGAAGCCCGGTACGCAAGTCCGCGTACGGGCCACGGTTCAGGACGGCACGGCTGGCCTCACCGGAATCATCGAGGCCGTTGACTACGCGCACACCGAGGAAGCGACTTCCGTCCTGATCGACGGCCGGCACTTCGACGGCCGCGCAATGAGCGGCGCCTTCTTCAAGGATGAGGAGCTGGAAGAGCTGTGAGATTCAAGCCTGGCGAGGTCGTAGTCATCTCGGCCCCTTCCACCCTTTACACCTCACAGTTCCGAGGGCAGCGGGCAGTGGTCACCAACTTCCTGGAGAACGAGCTTTTCCCGTACGAGGTGACGTTCGCCAACGGCTACACCCTCGGCTTCTCAGAAGACGAGCTGGAGTCGGCGCATCTGGCCGATTACCTGGAAGTCATCGATGAACTGACCGAATACCTCGCGGCGGAGGCCGAGGGCCAGGACCAGGAGCACGACGAGGTGAATCATCCCTCGCATTACACCTGGCTCCCCAACGGGGTTGAGGTCATCGACATCACCGAACTCATGAACTTCAACCTAGGGAATGCCGTGAAGTACGTACTTCGCAGCAACCACAAGCACGACGAGCCGCTTACGGACCTGCGTAAGGCGGCCTGGTACATCGCCCGCGAGATAGAGCGTCTGGAGAATGCATGAAGCGTGTCGTAGTGATCTCTGACGTTCAGGCGCCCTTCGAGGACAAGCGGGCTCTGAAGAACGTCATCAAGTTCGTGGGGGAATATCAGCCGGACGAGGTTATCCAGATTGGTGACCTCGTGGACTACCCGGCCCCGTCCCGTTGGTCCGCGGGGACCAGGGCGGAGTTCGAGGGCAACGTAATCCGGGACTCGGAGTACACCAAGAGGAACTTCCTTGAGCCCCTGCGAGCCGTCTACGACGGCCCCGTGGGAATCCTTGAAGGAAACCACGACGAGCGGCCCCAGAAGTACCTTGCGAGCCGGGCGCCGGCCCTCGCCGCGGAAGACAAGTTCTACCGCTTCGAGAACCTTCTCGACTTTGCGGCCTACGACGTTCAGAAGCTCCAGCCCTACTACGAGTTCGCTCCGGGCTGGGTGGCGATTCATGGCCACGAGTCGGCGGGCCTGAATCAGGTTGCGGGCCGTACCGCTGCTTCCAAGGCGAAGAAGGCAGGCGTCAGCGTGGTCATGGGCCACACTCACCGACTTGCCATCTCGCCGGAATCCACCGGCTACGGAGGAAAGCTCAGGACCATCTACGGCTTCGAAGTCGGACACCTCATGGACGTTCGGAAGGCTGGATACCTGAAGAACGGTCCCGCGAATTGGCAGAAGGGATTTGGCCTCTTCTACGTCGGAGCGTACGGCGCGACTCCTCACGCCATTCCGGTTGAGGATGACGGCTCTTTCGTCGTGGAAGGCCAGAGGTACGGAAAGATCAAGCGAGGTCCGAAGGGCCAGTTCGTAGGCAAGGACGCTGCATGACCCAAATCGACTGGGAGGCCCTTGAGCCGCTGGCCGAAAAGATCGCATTCGAGATCGCGGCCAAGTGGACGATTGTGGAGCCCGACGACGTGAAGCAGGAAATCATGCTCCACGCAGTTCAGGAACAGCACATCATCGCCGGATACCAGGGCAACGAGGAGATCCTTCGCAAGATCTTCTACACCGCTGGTCGGCGGTATGCCGCCAAGGAACGGGCCTACCTCGATCTCATGGACGACCAGTACCACTACACGCCTGACGAGGTTCGAGGCGTGATGCGGTCCTTCGTTTACACAGACGCAGAGGTGGCCGAGCAGATCGGCAAGAAAGACGATCTGACCCGGTGCGTCATCACGGACAACATCCTTTCCGCACGGATGGATGCCGAGAAGGGTATCAAGCGCCTGAACCGTGACTACCAGGACGCCATCATGCGGCACTTCGTTTACGGAATGAGTCCGGAGAGCGACGCCGACAAGAAACGCGGATACCGGGCGATCGACGCCCTCACCGCGGAAATGAACCGAGGAATACGGACGGGAAGGTAAGACCCTGACTCACTGGAAGACCGAAACTGCTAAGACTGTCTACGAGCGAACCTACCGGCGCGAGCTGCCGTCTGGAGAGCTGGAGACCTGGCCCCAGACCGTCCGCCGAGTGGTGGCCGGCAACGTGGCCCTCGTTGATGAGAGGTACATCGAGCCGGGTGAGGCTGAGCGCCTGGTCGAGCTGATCGAGGCATGGAAGATCATGCCCGCGGGGCGTCATCTCAAGAGCAGTGGCGTCAATGATTACGCGCTGAACAACTGCTGGGCTGCTGGCTGGTACCGCGAGGACCCGGCCGAGCACTTCACGTTCACGCTTCTCCGCCTGGCGGAGGGTGGCGGCGTCGGAGCCAACTACAGCAACCACTACCTTGCCGACTTTCCGGCCGTCGTCAGTCCGGTGAAGGTGCACGTGGTCTGTGACCCCTCGCACCCTGACTACCTGGACATGGCGGAGGCCGGTCTCCTCTCCACTGAGTACAGCTACACGTGGGCAGGCGCCTACGGCGTAGAGGACTCTCGGGAGGGTTGGGCTGACGCCCTCGGGGATCTGATCCGTACGGCGCATGACCCCGAGACTCGGCACCAGGAGCGCGTGTATGACGTGACCCGAGTACGGCACAAGGGCGCCCCCCTGCGGTCGTTCGGCGGCACGGCATCGGGCCCCGCTCCCTTCGCTGAGATGCTGATCGAGGTCGGGAAGATCCTGACTCAGTCGGTCTTCGGACCGGTCGAGTACGCCCCGCTCAGTGGCATTGCGGCTATGGAGATCGATCACGAGATTGCTCGGTGCATCGTCTCTGGTGGCGTCCGTCGCTCCGCTCGCATGTCGATCATGCGTTGGGACGACCCGCAGATTGACGAGTTCCTGGCGGCCAAGGCCGACATGTCCCGTCACTGGACGACGAACATCAGCATCGAGGTGGACGACGAGTTCATTGAGGCCGCTTCCAGCGGTCACCTCGGGGCCGAGCTGGTTCTTCAGAGCCTTGCTCAGGGTGCTCTCTCGAACGGTGAACCCGGCTTCTGGAACAGCTCGTTGAGTGCTGTGGGCGAGGTTGATGGGGTCTACACGACCAACCCGTGTGGTGAGGCTCTGCTGACTCCCGCGGAGCCGTGCAACCTGGGCTCGGTCAACCTCGGTGCGTTCGTGGACGAGGCCGGGAACATGGACACCTCGGGACTGCTTGAGGCTCACCGGCTGGTGACTCGGTACCTGATCCGGGCCACCTGCGCGGACGTGGCAGATCCGAAGAGCAAGGAGGCCATCTCTCGGTACCGCCGCATCGGTGTGGGGCATCTGGGGTTCGCGGATTTCGTCGCGAAGAACGGGCTGAAGTATTCCGAGGCTGCGGGCAGTTGGCAGATCCAGCGGACGCTTGAGCTGCTGGCCGATGAGGTGGACGCGGCTGCGATCGACTACGCGAACGAGCTGCGGATTCCGGTCCCGATCAAGAAGCGTGTCATCGCCCCTACGGGGACGATCAGCAAGGTGGCCGGCGTCAGCGGGGAAGGCATCCATGCTCCTTTCAGCGATTACTTCGTTCGCCGTATCCGGTTTTCTCTGGTGGAGCCGGAAGAGGCGCGAAAGGTGGAGGAGTACCGAGAGGCCGGCTATCACGTCGAGCCGTGCGTCTACGCGGCGAACACGGCCGTAGTCGCCATCCCGACTCGTGACCCGCTGGTGGGTCAGGTCATGGACCCGTCCGTGATCGAGCACGCCGGCATGCTGTCTCTGGAAGACATGCTTGAGGTCCAGGCCCTCTACCAGAGGTACTGGGCGGACCAGGCGGTGAGTTACACGGCCTCCGTGGACCCCGAGCGGTACACGGTGGAAGACGTGGCGGCGATCCTGCTGGAGTTCATGCCCAAGCTCAAGGGCTCCACGATCTTCCCGGAGCTGTCGCGCGCTCAGGCGCCATACGAGCGGATCACCCGCGAACAGTACGTCGAGATGGCTACGGCCCTCGGTATCGAGACCGAGGACACCGGGTTCGATGAGATCTGTGCAAGCGGTGCCTGCCCCATCTAACACGTGAAGGTCGTCACACGGTCCAAAACTTGCGACTGTGACGCCCGCGCTGCATTATGGAAATAGAGGAAGGGAATCCGAGTGAGTTATCCGGACCCGTTTGACGAGCGTTCCCCCTGGGACGAAGAGCCCGAAACCCCGAAGAAGGAGAAGCCTTTGACTGCTGCCCCCGATGGTCTCGCCCCTTTCAAGATCGGCATCACTCTCAAGGCCGCCAGTGGCTTTGACGCGGAGTGGTTCACCCCCACGGTCTTCGGCCACACCGCAGAGGAGACCGCGAAGCGCGGCGCCGAGCTGCTGGCCGCGATGAAGAACGAGGGGCTGATCGAACTCGGCTCGAAGGCGGCCGAGTACACCCGAGGCCAGTACAAGGGCAGCGGCGCCAATCCTGGTGGCGGAGGCGCCGCGAAGCGGTTCAACGGCGGCAAGGTCGAGCGTCGAGACGGCGGGGGCCAGGCGGCCCCCAAGACGGCCGGCGATGACTGCCCTCACGGTCGCTCGCTCGTCTCGAAGTCGAACTGGACCGCGCTCTTCTGTGACGGCCCGGACGGCGACAAGTGCGAGCCGCTTTGGAAGCAGAAGAACGGCGAGTTCAAGGCCAACAAGTAACACTGCACGTTTGTTGATGGGGAGCCGGGTACGGCCTGGCTCCCCTTTTGCATGGGAGAAACATGGAATTCCGATCTGACGTCTACGCCGACTGTTGGAAGTACAGCGCACGTGACTTCGATGTCGCAGCCGCCGCGCGTGTTTCCACGATCGGGGCTGACGGTCTGGATCTCAACCTTCCCACTGAGGGCCTGATCAATTTCCTCATGCGAGACCGTCACGGCTCTCCGTTCGAGCACACGTCTTTCACGTTCTACATCGAGGCACCGATCTTTGTGGCTCGCGAATTTATGCGCCACAGGGCTGGATGGTCTTATAACGAGGAGTCGGGGAGGTACAAGGAACTCCGCCCCGTCTTCTATGTACCGGCCGATGACCGCCCGCTGCGGCAGATCGGCAAGGCCGGCGCCTACAAGTTCGTTGCTGGGGACTACAAGCAGAAGACTGCTGTGAGCGGCGACATTCGCAGGATCAGCACCGAGGCTTACACCACGTACAAGCGACTGCTCGACCTTGAGGTTGCTCGCGAAGTCGCCCGCATGGTGTTGCCCGTGAACGTCTTCACGTCGTTCTACGCGACCTGTAACGCCCGCAGCCTCATGCACTTCCTGAGCCTTCGGACGAAGCGGGAGAACGCAGCCTTCCCCTCGTTCCCTCAGCGGGAAATCGAGATGGTTGCTGAGCAGATGGAGGCCGCTTTCGCGTCTCTCATGCCGCAGACTTACGCGGCCTTCGAGGAGCACGGGCGGGTGGCGCCATGAACCGCCGAAAAGAGGACGACTTCCTAGCGGCAGTCAGCGTCACCTTGGCTCTCGTGGTTCTCGTCATGAGCTGTTGGACATGGACCCATGCACCCTGCGGCCTCTGGAAGTACGCCAAGGCAGGAGAGACGCCGGCACGGTGTCTGATGAATCGGTGACCAACCTCAGACGAGTCCTGGTCTACGGATGGGACAACGGCGGAGTCGAAATCGACTGCATTGAGTGCGGCGAGTCCATCGCCGCGGGTGGCTGTGCTTGCTGCGAAGGCAATGACGTGACGCTGCTGGATCTCGTCAATGCTGCCCGAGATCACGTTTGTGAGGAGACATCTTGAACTTCATCTACTTCGTTTCCGGCATGGTCACCATGTACCTGATTCTCGTCCTGGCCGCCATTGCCCGGAACGGCAACTAATGGCCTACGACGACTCCCTCTTTCTCTTCGCATTCTTCGCGCTGGCAGCGGTCTTCGGTTGGGCTGTCGGCTACTTCCTCGGATGGCTCTTCGAATCCATCTTCCGACGCTGAACCCGAAAGGTCTCAATGCAGGTCATCACCTACAAGATCAAGCGCCAGACGGTACGGATCAATGTAGCTAGGACCACTTGGGACCTGGATCGGTTCATCGACTTCATCGAGGCGAACCCCGTCCTTGGGTTCGACACCGAGACGACCGGGCTTGACTGGTGGAACTCAGACCGTGGCTTCCGTATTCGGCTGGCACAGTTCGGAAACGGGATTGAAAGCTGGGTTCTGCCGGTCGAGACCAATCCTCAGTTCAAGGCCGCGGCCATCTGGGCGCTTCGCAAGGCTCGGTACCTGATCGCCCATAACGGGACCTTCGACCGGCACGTGAGTGAGCGGACTCTCGGCATCAAGCTCGAAGAGCTGGCGCCGAAAATGTTTGACACCAAGATCCTCGCTCACCTCGTTGATCCCCGGCAGGTCAAGGAAGGCGGTCCCGGCCTCAAACTCGAAGAGCTGATCAAGTTCTACATCTGCCCTGTAGCGGCTGATGAGGTCAAGGGCTCAATGGCCCAGATCGCCAAGCGGTACAAAGTCAAGAAGGCCGACATCTGGCCTGTGGTCCGGACGTTCGATGAGGAATATCTCCTCTACGCGGGCACCGATCCGATATGGGCTTACCGGCTGCTGCACATCCTTCTGCCGAAGGTGCCGGCGCGCTCGAAGGCGAAGGGGCTGATCGGCTGGGAACACCGACTCGCACACGTCATGGCGAAGACGGAGCGTACCGGCTACCTCGTTGACCGGGAGTACGCAGAGATGCGTATTGCCGAGCTGAAGGCCGAAGAAGAGAAGTGGGTGAAGGTTGCAAGTCAGTGGGTCGAGAACGTCAACTCTGACGCGCAACTGATCACAGCATTCCAGAGCTTCGGAATCAGGCTCACGAAGAAGACGCCCAAGGGCAACTTCTCCATGGATGCCGAGGTGCTGGACTCCATCGATCACCCGTTGGCCGAGGCAGTCAAGAAAGCCACGAAGGCCGCTAAGTGGCGGAAGACGTGGTTCGAGGCCGCCATCAACGGCATGGACTCTCAGGGGCGCGTACATGCGAGCGTGAATCCTCTCCAGGCCAGGACGGCACGGATGTCGATTTCCGGCGCTATCGCGGCACAGACGTTCCCTGCTGGGGACGGCTATGTGCGCTCCGCGTTCCTTGCAGAAGAGGGCCACGTGTCGGTGTCCATCGACTTCGGAAACATGGAGCTGCGGTTCCTGGCAGCCGAAAGCCGTGATCCCGTGATGATCGACGCGTTCCTGAATGACAAGGATCTGCACCAGATCACCGCGGACGCCGCCAAGGTGTCCAGAAAGACCGGCAAACAAGCGAATTTCTTGACTGTCTTCGGCGGTGGGTGGAAGGCCCTGATGACGAATGCGGGTGTGGCTGAAGAGGTTGCCCGTAGGACCATCAAGGCGTTCAACGACACCTATACGTGGGTGGACAAGCTCTCGAAGAAGCTCATGTCCGAGGCCAAGCGGTACGGCCACATCTACACGATTACCGGCCGCCGGCTCCCGGTGGACAAGAGCCGTGCTTACGCGGCCCTGAACTACTACATCCAGTCTGGCAGCCGGGACATCACGGCCCGAGCCGTGCTGAACCTTGATAAGGCCGGGTTCACTCCCTGGATTCGCCTCGTGATTCATGACGAGATCGTTTTCAGCTTCCCGAAGGAGCGAGCGAAGGAACTGACCGAGCAAGCGGCCCGAATCATGGAATTCACGGTCAAGGGCGTTCTGATTCCCGCTGAGGGAGAGATCGGGGACCGCTCATGGGGCTCCATTCTCGACCTCGAAGACAGCAAGCACTAGGAGGGGCACTTTGAAGGTGAGTGAGTTGATTGCCGACGCTGAGCGGACGCTGAAGGAGTTCGGAGACATTCCCGTGGTCGTTCCTGACTCGGGCTGTGGCTGTTGCGCTGGTGGCGACTTCGAAGAGGCTGAGACCCGCGTAGAGAAGAACTCCGTTCGTACATGGATGAGCGGGGCGGGGTATGTCGAGGTGCCTGCCGCGTTCATTGTGGCCTGAGCCTTTGGAAGAGGTCGAAGACTGTGAATGGTGCCAGAACTACGAGGCTGTAGGGCTTTTCAGCCTTGACGACGTAGAAACCGGCCTGTGTGCCGAGTGCGCTGAAGACAACGATGCGGAGCGAGTAAATGACTGAGAAGAACCCCGAGGCCGAGTCCATCATCAACGACATCGAGCACCAGCTGTCGCTTGCGAGCCTGGAAAAGCGCGGCGAGTACGCGGCCGGCATCGCCATCATCTCTGGCGACATCCTGAAGCTGGCCCTTGCCGCGGGCGTCCCGTACCGCCTTGCTCAGGAGATGGCTGCCGACTTCTGGAAGGCCGAGATGCTGGCCGACACCATCGCCGGTCTTCTCCGGAACGCGGACCTGGACGAGGACGACGAGGATTGAGCTGTCAGATTCACTACGCGTGCACCATCCTGCATGGTGCGAAGCGTCCTTGTTGGGACTGCTATTTCCTGAGCATCGCTGAATCTGCCTCAGAGCGTGGTGATTGTGTTCGGAAGCAGGTCGGGGCGGTCCTGGTCCGCCCGACCACCGAACGGTCATCACGGGCTACAACGGCGCCGCCCCGGCGGGCCGAGCTGCCTCGAAGGCGACTGCGAGCGGTGCAACAGCGATGTGCCGGCCGGTACCGGCTATGAGGGCTGTATCGAGTACCACGCCGAGGCCAACGCCATCATGTGGTCACGGCCTGAGGACCGGATCGGGACCTCGTTGTACGTGACGTTCGAGCCCTGCGGCGACTGCCGGAAGTTGATCCGCGGTGTGGGCATCGCCCATGTGGTGTGGCTCGTGAACAGGACCGCTATCAAGCGGTGGACGGTCTAAGTGAGAAGGCCCCCAGGTGATTGGGCACCGGGGGCCTCCGCCCTGTTTAGGGGCGTATTAAACACTAGCAGTAGGGGTTTCAGTTGGCTGCTGGCGGCTCGAATCGTCTCATGACGGTGGACGAAACGGCAGAGCACCTTTCGGTATCGAAGCGCACTCTCTACGGCAAGTGGCGCGAATGGGGGCTTCCGGGCTATCGGGTGGGGAAGCATCTCAGGTTCCGCGAGCGGGACGTAGAGCACTGGATCGGCCAACAGGCTTGCAATTAGGGCCAGTTGATATGTAAAACATTGTGCTGAGGGTGAAGATTGGGCTTCACCCCAGCTCGTCATGGGAGTTGGCATGGCTTCGGTCATCAAGCGTTGTGGGTGCAAGGTGGGCGCATGGGCTCGCTGCAAGCACTCTTGGGTGGTCCGCTTCAGAGACGCGAACGGGGACCAGAAGGAAGAGTCCTTCCCGGCGAACAAGAAGAGCGAAGCTAACGCTCTCGCGGTCAAGGTCGAGAATGACAAGCACCTGGGCGTGTACGTCGACCGCAAGCACTCCAAGCGGACCTTCGCAGACTGCTGGGAGGAGTGGCTGACCTTCGGCACCCGTGAGGAGTCGTCTCTCGCGCAGTACAGGAGCATCTACAAGAACCACTTCGAGGACATGTTCGGGAGCCGGCGCATCGGCTCCATAACCCCGTCCGACCTCACGAAGTGGGAGCAGGGCCAGAAGGACCGCGGCTACAAGCCCTACGGCATCGAGGGCCGGAAGACCGTCCTGAAGAGCTTCCTGAAGTACTGCTACGAGGCCGAGATCATCGCCAAGTACCCCGGTAAGGCCATCAAGGTCAACGGAAGGAATGAATCGGCTTACCGGCCGGTCGAGGACAGCGAGATCCCCACCACGGCCGAGGTCATGGCCATCTATGAGGCCATGCGGCCCGTCTACAAGTCGTCCATCTGGACTCAGGCCGGGTGCGGTCTTCGAGTCGGTGAGGCCCTGGCCCTCTCCCACGGAGCCCTGACCAAGCGAGACGGCTGGTACTTCGTTCAGAACCAGCTCACCAACTTCGGCAAGAACGACGGAGCCAACCGAGGGACCAACGTCAAGAACGAACCTAAGTGGAGCCGGAACGGCCGATGGGTGCCCGTACCGCCCTCGGTGGCCGAGGAGCTGGAGAAGCACCGGGCCTTCTGGGAGCCCTGGGGCGATGAAGGCTGGTACTACGAGTCCGAGACCTACACGGCCCGGCACCCGTCCCGCACGACGTACACGAACCGCTGGGATGAGGCCCTGGAGAAGGCCGGGCTGGAGGACAAGGGGTACACGCCGAAGGCGCTGCGGCACTACTTCGCCTCGATGTCCATTGCGGCCGGTGTCCCGCTGTACGAGGTGGCCCGATGGATGGGCCACAGCTCCACGAAGGTCACTGAGCAGGTGTACGCACACATCGTTGAAGGGGCCGAGGAGCGCATCACCGGAGCCTTCGAGGCGTCCCTCGCGAACGCGTTCCGGAACCGCCTGAAGGTGGTAGAGGACGACGTAGCCTGA